TTCTTTTAAATCTACATCATCTCTTATTTTTAACATATCTATTCTCCTTTTTCATAACCAATCACAAAACACAACCATTTATATATAGGAGGATTACATTTTAATGTTAATCTTCTGGGAATAATATAGTAGTACCACTGGCTGTGATAATATTTTGTTCTATGGATTCCTATCTTTAACATATCTATTCTCCTCCTAATAACTCGAGATTATCTGTAATGTTTCCTATTATCTCTGCCTTTTCTGCATTATTCCAGGTTGTTATTTTATTAAATCCGTTATTTCCTTTTCTACATAAATAAAAAGCAGTTCCTATATATTTTACTAAATAAATATCATTCCATTGTATGGATTTTAATATATCTCCTTCATATATTTCTTTTCCATTTTTATCGTGCAAGCCTGTGTATTGTCCTATTGTATCTGGATTTACTTCTCCTTGTACCATTTTATATGGCATATTCCAGTCTGGCATATATCTTGGGTCTGAAAACTGTATATAGTATTTATCTGTTTCACTTTTTCCAAAACATACAGGTGGAGCTGGTATTCTTAATATTGTTCCAAAAATCCATTCATTTTCTGGTATCATTTTTCCTCTAAACTTTATTTCTCTATTCATCTTCTTCATCTCCATTCTTTTCAAATTTATCTTTAGCTTTCTGTGTTAAAGTATAAACCTTACAAAATAGATAAGGATTAGATTCAGTATACAACCCATTGTCATATTCCTCAAAAGCTGTTGGAACTTTCTCTAATTTTAAATATCCTTCTTCTGCTAATTGTTTATAGGCTTTTCTTATCTGATATATAGATGTTTTCATTCTATGAGCTAAAAATTCAGCCGAAAATCCGTCTTCCCAGCAGCCTGCTATCCAGAATTTAGTCTGTAAATCATAAAACATTGCAAGGACCTCTTCTTTAGAGACTTTTTTATATTTATTCATCTTTTCCTCCTACTTTATAGCAATTAGCCTCAAACTGTTCTTTTGTTAGTATTTTTTTTATGTTCCAAAATTGTTTAACTTTTTCTTCTAAAAGCAATAAGTCATCTTCATTTTCTACAAAACACTTAAAACTATTACATAATTCTGTCTTTATTTCTATTATGTCTCCAACTTTTATTAAATCTATTGGTTGTTTGCTGTGTTTTATTTTTCCTAAAAATTCAACCAAATCTTTTTCAGTTAAACTCTCATGCTCGTCTATAAAGTCTTTTAGTTCTTGCGTCACCAATTTTATTTGCCCATCATCAAATCTCACATATTCTCCAACTTCTATTTTACTCATAATATTTCTTCCTCCCTTAATCTACATATAATATTGCACTGCTGCAAACTTTTTCAATGGTCCAGTAACTAATAGTATCTCCTAGATAGATTGGTTCGTTAGTGCTAATGTAAGCTTCAGAACCATTTTCTAGTTCTAATACTCCACCACTATAAACGATGCCGTAAAAGCTTCCAGCACCTGCATTGCCCTTACAGTACACAACAGTTCCACAAGGTATAGGTTTCTTTTCTTTTATTGTTTCTACTTCGTTCTTTTCAATTTTCATAATTTTTCACTCCTTATATTACATAAAAATTATTTACGCTATCTGTAAATTTCTTACCGTCCTCGTCAATAGTAATGAGTAAATCGCATTTACCCTTATTATAAACTGGTGACAAATCTACGACAGTTCCTCTATGTTTATTATCCTTACTAATTAAAGTATCTCCAAGTTTCATACCATAGCACTTCATAAATTATTTATTCCTTCCAAATTTAAAATTCATTTTATGAATAACATAATCTGTAATGTTATCAATGTTTATTTCCAGCTGGCTGTACACGTCAATCTTCATAAGCTCTTTTAGGTCCTTTACCCAGCAATCCCCGACCAATATTTCATGTTCAGCCCTGCACCAGAACCTACATCTAAACTCTTTTAGTAGCCATAATTTAAGGCTTTCTCTATCAACAATTTCTTTCTTTCTTCTAGCTTTTCTTAGTTCATCTGCGTAACCAGCAAGTACATTGTATTTATCAATCTGGTTTCTTCTTACTTTTAAAACATACCATTCTAACATAAAATATATTCTCCTTTCTAACATAAAACACCCTGGTGGTAATACCAAGGTGTCTCATATATTTTTTTAAAGTACTGGCATACCGTTTTTTCTTCATAAAGCGTTTAATTCTATTCAAGAGTTTTTCCCAAGATAAAACATCAATTTCGCTACCAGCGATACCATACTCAATAGACTCTTCAATATCACGTTTCATTACATATAAATCCTTATCCGTCAGTATTTTAAGGTTGTCTCCAATAAATTTCGCTGTCAACTCAACAATATAAGTCTGTCTACCTAACGCATATCTAACACTTGATACCATCATAGCAGATAAATCGCTGTACGTTCCTTCAAGTTGAGGCTTAATCATTCTTCTTTTCCTCAAACTTTCTAATAAAAATTCCATCTTTAAAAGATATAATTTCAAGAGGCATGCCCACTTCCAATTCTAATTCTTTTCTTACCTCTTTCGGTATTACGATTCTACCCAATTCATCAAGATGTCTAACTATTCCTAATAAATTTTCATTCATACTATCTAACCCGTACTTCTGTCTTATTAAATCCTTATTTTCCATAATTTCCTTCTCCTTAATAATTCCATGTAGTTTCCTCGTATATAATAATTCATCATCATCTAAATCCATAATTTATTACCTATCCCTTATCTTTATTTTAGTTGTTTCCTTTATCCTCTCCAGCAGTTCCGTCTAGTAGTTCTCCTATTTTCTTATATAGTTCCTCTTTATCATCTACTGCTATAACGTTTCCTTCTTCTTCTGTAACACGGCTCTTCTCTAAATAGTACCAGTTCTTCCCATCATATAGACACTGCGTTATAACATCTCGTGCTATCTTTATTATTCCACTGGCTAATTGATTCACTACATATACTTCAGTATTAACATTATACTTAAACTCTATATTCATCTTATCTCTCACCTCCTACTTTATACTTTACTCTGTTACTAATCTTTCTATTATCTTATCCTTAACATCTTCCTTCTCTTCTATTACTTCTACTCTATTATCTATCTCATATATCTTATTCTCTATATTATTTACCTTCTCACAATTCTCTATTGTAAATATTATTACTAACATCATTAGTACTGCTGTTACTCCTATAACTTCATGCCATACATTATGCGTCTCATTGTTATGCGACTCATTCTCCATCTCTTTCCTCCTTATATTACTTTTTTTACCATAGTATAGACCTATTACGTTATTTAATGATTTTCATACTATTTTTACTACTAAACTACTCATATTTTTTATATCACACTTTTCCTTAAATTTCAATACTTATCTCTATTTTTTACATTATTCGTTTAATCTGTGTATTCTGTCAACTCGCTTCGCTCACGTTTCTCTTCCAATCAGAAAACTGAAAAATGCGGAAATATTATGTAAACTAGACGTAAAAGTATTCCCGCAGAAGAGAAACGTTCGCTCTCTCGTTTCTTTGAATACACAGATTACGCCGCTTTTTCACACAGATTAGCAGAGTATGGTGGAGTCTGCTAAAGAGTTTCCCCAAAAAAAAGAAAAGCGGCTTACGTTTATTTTAGGGTTTCGTTAGAAGTTTATTATAAGGTAGAATAGGAAATTTAAGAAAAATAATATTTTTATGTAAATTTTATAATGCTACTGAATGGCACTAGGGATTGAGTAAATTTCTGGAGGTAACTTTTTAGCGGCTGGCGTCTACGTCCCCCGTCTTGTTTTTTTAGCGTCTGTAAACCTTAGAGTCTCAAGGGTTTCAAGGTTTAATAGAATAAATATGTATTTATTCTATTATCTTATTTTATTATTAGAATAATAAAATATATTTAAAAAATAAAAGTTTTGTTGTACTAATGTAACTAATATAATATACAATAAAAAAAACAACACTACGAAAAACAATCAACAGCTAAACAATAACAGCAGATCGCACGCAGAAGATCAGATCATATAACGAATAAAAACAATAAAAACAATAACGATAAAATAAAATAAAAAGAATAATAAAAAAATAATAAAATAAATATATAAAATATATATATAACTATATATAATATAGATCTAAAAAAAATAATTAAAGAAACTTTATAAAATGTATTGACTTTGTATATGTATTGATGTATTATAATATAGTAAAAAAAAATAAAAAACAAAAGAGGTGTTAAACAAATGAAAAAAATAAAACATAACTTATTTATCATTGCATTGCTAACTATAATTAGCAAGCTAGCAATTCAAGACATGCTAGCACTCAACGCTAGCTGGAACGTAAAACAGTTTATAGAATTATTTGTATTGTTTTATATGTATATTAAAATAGTAATCAAAATTAAATAAAAAAGAGGTGATAAAACTATGAAACAATTAATAAAAACAATGTTATTAATAACAATATTATCAATTAGCTTCTATTTTATAATAATACATAGTATTAAAATAGAAGACATAAAAACAGAAGACACTAAAACAGACGTAACAATTAGTATTCTAGGTTTTAATAATGTTTATACATTCACAAAATAAAATTTTTAACAAATTTTATAAAATGTATTGACAAGATACATCTAAAAGGTGTATACTAAGCGTAGCGACACAGTCAAGAAGCAGAAAAAAATGGACGGGGTTCTGCAATGATAGAATATAGTCAAGTTGAATAACTATTGTAAAACTCCAAAAAATATTTTTTTGAGCTTATGGCGTAGTAATTCGCTACTATATAGCAATAAAATTGCATAAAATAGTTGAGTTTTATTGCTCTAATAGCACTTTGAAAAATACAGACGGTTTGCTAGTTCGGTGGTGTTGTCGTGCTTTATGGGTAACCGCACGAGGGTTTTCGTACGCCTCTGAAAAAGACAAGTTCCCGCTTGTGCCATTTACTAGTTGATAACCGAGGAATAATAACATCATACATAAGTATGATATAGTTGTGCGTTATACGATACACGTTATACACGATATACACGTTATACAATGCACGTATGCACGTATAGCGTAGAACTATATCATAAAAGTGATATAGTTTCCACGGAAACATTAATAAAATAGTTTTCACGGAAACAATAAAAAAGCTATGGAAACATTGCACGAAAAATGGAATAAAAAAGACGTATAGAGTTACGTGCTTAAGAAGTGTGCGAATGTTTTCATGGAAACATTAAAATAAAATTGGAGGTATAAAACTATGAAAAAATTGTATGTAAACAAAGAAGACTTAAACGAAAAAGAATTGAAGACGGGACGTGTGAGCTATAAAAGGCTGGTAGACCACTATGTAGGAGATATTGTATTGTGTAACAATATAACCGAAGTTGACGACGAAATATGGGACAACGTAGACGAAAGCAACTTGATAGACGAAGACGGGGACGAAATAAACGACATAGACATATACCAATATTACATCTGCAACGTGAGCGAATGGGCAAAAGAGCAGTTGAAGGGTACTGGTGTGATTTTATCATACAGCAAAGTGCTAGACTGTGACGTGCTTATGGTGCAACATTGGGGAACGTCGTGGGATTATGTGATGACAGATATTGAATGGACGGAAAACTTAGAAGAAGCATAAGCAATGAAACAATGTTTCCACGGAAACATATATATAGTCGGCGAAAATAATTCGTATAATGTCGGCGAAAAAAATTAGGAAAAAAGGAAGGTATTAAACTATGAAGATTTTAGATGTTGAAAAGAGAAAAGAAACACTATACAGCGGCACAGTGGAAGGCAAGGAATATAAGGGGCTAATTAGTCCAACAAGTTTGGGCGGAATAGATAGCCACATAGACAAGACAGTTGAGATTGACGTAACAGTAACATTATTTGAACTAAACGGCGAAAAATATTATACAGTAATTGGTACAGATGTAAACGGCGAAATAGTTTATACAGATATTCAAGAGAATAAATAGGAGGAAAAGAAAATGGAAAAGTTTTTAAAGATTGGTTGGCATGGCTATGGACTTATGCCATATATTATGGGAATTGTAGACGCTATTAATTTAGACGAAATAAATGATCATTATTGGTTCATCACTATTGACAGATTTCAAAGAGAATACAAAGATTATAGCAATTGGGAAGATTGTCGTTGGAAAAAGTATATACAGGGGGCGAAATAATTATGAAGAAAATAGAGTTTGACTTGACTAGGAAATTTATGGACTATATGTGCAATAATGACGGTAGAATAAACGCACACAAGGTAGTAACAGAGTTATTGAAAAAGGACGGCATTAGCAAGCCACAAGATTTAAAAGTACAGTTTTGTAGTATAGCCGACTTAAAATATCAAGGACACGAAATAGTCGGGGCTAGTATATCAAGTTTGAATAGTATGTATAATGGAAACGGCAAAATATATTTGGAGGTAAAATAATTATGAAGAAAATAAATATTAGTAAAGAAGAAGTTTTAGAGAACTTTAAAATATTAGGATCATTACCAGATGACTTACATAAAAAGTTGGTTGAAAAAGGTAAAATTAGAGTTGATGATTTTAACGACTTAGAAGTAAATATTGGCGGCGAAAAATATTGGGTAACTGCTCGCATGCTTATTATAAAAGACAACAAAATGGGAGATTATAACATTGATATTGAGTACAAAATACACAAGGACAGTAAATATAGTGAGACTTTATATACATTTGTTAGATAGGGGAGAAAATGAAAATGGAAGAATTAATTAAAAATATAGAATTATGTAGAAAAATATATGACTATTTGGGCTTTTTATATGAAAACGATATAGAACTGGCAAGAATGATAGAGCAAGATTGTAAACATGGTTACTTGTCAATCAATAGAGGCATAAATGATAAAGAATTTAATTATATATGGTTTTTTGATGGAAATATTAATAGCAACCTGGCAATAAACATTAAAACAAGAGAATTAATTACAGACGAAAACGAAATATCAAAGATATTTGGTTATTAAACAAATAGGAGGTAAAATTATGGACGAATATATAGCACAATGCGTTATAAATAGAGCAGAAACAATTTTGAAAATATTAAAAGATGTTAGAAAATGCGAAAGTGGTACAATGATAGAATATGGCTATAAATCAATAGAAGGGCTTGCAGGTGGTACTATAAAAATGCTAGAGCGTGAATTAAAGAAGGGAGAGAAGAATTAATATGGTAGAGGTTGAAAAGAAAATAAAAATATATAATTTTAAAGAATTAAAAGAAGATGTGCAAAATAAAATTATAGAAGATTTTATAAACATAATAATAAATAATACAAACTTTGAAGAATTAAATAAAAACACAAATTTATATAAGGCATATAAAAAGGCAGAAGAATTGAAAACGCCTTGGTTTATAGGACAATATATATGGGAATATGATAAAAAACATATATTAGAAATGTGTAGAAGTTACACATATTTAGAAAATGGAGAGATTTATGAATAGGAGGATATAAAAATGGAATATAAAGAATTACTTGAAAAATTAAATATTGTAGAAAAAGACGGCGGAGAAAGTTATGTTGGCAAAGTAAAAGATATAATACAATTATATCTATATTTTATAAAAGATAACATAGATATTGACGGCAAAGATAATTTAGAAAATTTAGTAAATAGTATTGAAATAACAAACGATTTTATAAAAGAACTTATAGAACTAGATGAAAACATGGTAATAGAATCGTATTATAACCCAATGGGTGCATTTACGTATAAAAAATATAATGAGGAGGAAGAAGAAAATGGGAAGAATTAGTAAATTATATAAGCAAACAGACTGGTATAGACCACTGTTTGTAACATTAGAAAATGGAGATGAAGTACAATTAGACAGTATTGTTGTATATGATGAAAACGGCATTGTAGTAAAAAATGAGTATGGTTATTTTGATAATGATATGGAAATAAAAATAAAAGGAGAAGTAAAAAGAAAAAGAAAAGAAAATTATAACCAAAAAGAAAATTATGTATTAAGAAGCACAAAAAAATATTCAAAAGACATTGTTTATAAATTATATATATATAGAAACAATGTAAATTTGCAATTCTTAGGGTTTGAAAAAACAGAAAACCTTATAATGGCAAAATATAATATAAATGGTGGAGAATTTAAAATACTATATACAACAATAAGTGGAAATAAATATGTATATGGAAATAGATTTAGAGAGTTGAGGAACAGCATAAAAGAATATTATTATCCTATGGACGAAGAAGAACTTAATATAATATGTAAAGAATTGATAGAAGTAAATAAAAAAATAATAGAAGATGAAAAAAGAATAAAAGATTTTAAAATAGAAAGCATGGAAGAAGAGGCACGAAAAATAGTGAATAGATTGGAGGGAAAATAAATATGGAACAAGAAATAATACAGGCAATAAAAAAAGGTAAAATTTATGATTATATAGCAAATAATTTTTATAAAATCAGCAAAGAACATTTAAGAGATTTAATACTCGAAATAATATATATGATTTATTATGATTATGAATATAGCATAGACGTAGATAGACAATTATTAAATGAGCATATAGTAGAATGTTTAAAAGAAAATAGAGAATGGGAGGAATAAAATGATAAATAGTAAAAATGAATTAAAAAGAAGATTAACAGAAAATAAGGACAGCATAAAATTTATGACAACAGAAAATCACTGTAAAGAAGGATTTATGGTAAATGTTATTAGAAATGCAGGAACTCAAATACAAACGAACGCATTTACAATAGAAACAATAAAAGAAAACGGTGCAAAAGTAGATAGTTGGGTTTGGTATAAAGATATTGATGTAAAAGATAATACTATTATATATAAGGCAGGAGATATAAAAATAAAAATTTTGGAGGCAAAATAAATGGCAGACGAAAAAAGAAAAGAATATAACAAGGAATACTTAAAGAAATATAATGAGCAGAATAAAGAAAAAAGAAGAGCATATTACAAGGAATATTATAAGAAGAATAAAGAGCAGATGATAAATAGTGCAAAAAAATCGTATGAAAACAATAAAGATACAGAGGAATATAAAGAAAAACGTAGAGAAATAGCAAAAAAAGAATACTATAAAGATGTTGAAAAAACCAGGGCAAAAAACAGAGAATATTCAAGAAGAAGACCCGAGAGAAATAAGAAAAACAACGAGGAATAAAAGAGATAGAGAAAGAAAAATAATTAATAAATTGAAAGGAAAAGAATAAACTATGAAAATAAAAATATTTTTAAAAAATAATAACAGTTTTATGGGCGATTTTAATATAAGAAAAAACGCAACAAGTAAAACTATTATGAACAAAATTAAGGAATACATTGAAAAATATTATGAATGTAAAATTAGAAGAATATTACCAGCAGGGAAAATTGATTATATAACAGGAACAAAAGATATAAGTTATGTATTATTTGGAGAGAATTTACCATTTAGAAATTTTTATTATGTAAGGAGTGAAGAATAATTATGATTTTAAGTAAAGAACAAATAGCAGAACTTTCGGAAAATACTAGGTCGGATTTATTGGAAGTATTATGGATTATTGAAGATGAGTTGCAATATGAATGTGAAGATGTAACAGAAACAATAAATTATTTACAGGAGGTACAATAAATATGAAGGAATATACATTAAACATCGAAAAGTTAATAAATTATATAAAAGAACATTTTATAGGAATAGACTGTACTAATAGAAAGTTAATACAAAATATAGCAAAATGCTTAAAAAATGCTAATTGTAGTCTTGCAGGTGTATATTTTCAGGGCAAAAAAATTTATGTTGAAAATTTTTTATATGATTTTTTCTCAATATTGAATGACAGTGACATAGATATATCATTGGAAGAACTTATAGAAAATAATATTTTGGAGGAGGTTGAGAAATAATATGGAAAAAATAATGAAAGGAATATACAATTATTTATTTGACGCAGAAAAAGAATTAGGAATAAAAGATATTAAGATTTACCAAAATTTAGAAGGAAATTGGATTGTAAGTTACAAAAAAGATAAAACAACATATATTGTTAATACGTTTAATATATAAGGAGGCATAGAAATGAAGTTTTATACAGTACAAGTAGAACTAACAGACGCAAAAAAATGTGAGTTTGTAACCGCTTCTGATGAAGAGGAAGCTATTGATAAGGTTATGCAACATTATGAAAAAGATTTGAATAAAGAGGTTATAGATATAAAAATAATTTAGGAGGGATTTAGTATGGAAAAATATACTATTAGAGTTACCACAAAATGTGGGTTATATAAAGATTATGAGGTTGAGGCAGGCAATGTATTTTTTGCCAAAATATTAGCAAGAGAAAAGTTTTTAAAGGAATTTAGCGGAGCAGATGAGGACTTAAAGTTTTCAATAATAAATCCGAGCAATAAGGCATTAAAAGAAATATTGAACGAATTAGTGGAAAGTATAAAGGAGGACTAGAATGGAAAATAATGAATTTGAAATTTCAAAACTTACAACTTTAAAATTAGACATACAACAAGCAACAGCACATAGAATGAAAAATTTTTCAACAGCATTTAAAGGAAACTTAGCCTTTGAAGGTAATGGAAAAGCAAAAATAGATTTGTTTAGAACAATGGAAAACTTAAAAATAACAATCGTTGATGATAATATCAATTTTGATATAAGCTTAAAAGATGATTTTATAAACTCTTTTTCAGATGAAGAAATTGAGGACTTAAAAAATGCAGACAAGGTGGCACTAATAAGGCATACTCTTAATAGTCAAGGAATAGGCTTTATTCTTGCAGACTCAGATGAATATGAACAACCAGACTTTGCAAAAAAAGTAAAATCATCTATAATAGAAAAGTTGGCTGCAAATACTGCTATTGCTATGAACCTAGCAAAAAATTTTAGTTCACAAAGTAAAGGAATAAGCATAGAGAAATATTTTGGAAATGAATGTTTGATGAAAGAAATAAACTTTAATGAAAAGCAATTACTTGTTTTTTCTAATATAATGGACTTAGCAGATAGAACAGAAATATTAATAGATGAGGACGGCGAAAACATCAAAATGAGATTTCTTTTTGAAAAATAGGAGGAAAAATGAACGAAAAATTTAATTACCAAAATTATTATAAAAAATATTATGAAGAACATAAAGAAGAAATGATGCAAGCTAACAAAAAATGGCGAAAAAACAATCCAAAACTATACAAAGAATTAAAAACAGAAAACAATAAAAAATATATTGAAAGACACAGAGAAGAAAAACGTGCAGAAGATAAAAAATACTATAAAGAACATAGAGAAGAAATTTTGAAAAAAATAGCAGAGAAAAGGAGACAAAAGAAAAGTGGAAGATTTAATAATGGGGAAACCAAAGGGAATTAAAATAAAACTAGATAATCAAGGCAGAATTATTTTGCCTTCTTGTATTAGAAAAGAATTGAACTTTAATAAGAATGAAATTTTGTATGTTTATTTAACAGAAAATGGAGTTTTTATAACAAAGAATGTATAAAATTGTTGAAAGATATTGACATTATATATACACTATTATATAATGCTATCATAAAAGAAGGAGGAATAAAACTATGAAAAGAAACAAGAAAAAAATAATAAAATTTCTTGAAATTGAAGACGTAAAAAAACTAGAACAGCCAATAGTAGACCGTACCAAAAATGCAATAGAGCATGAAAAAGAAAACAAACTTACAACAACAGATAAAATCGTTATAAGAGATTTTGCATTAATAAGTTTGGTGTATGCTTGTGCATTAAGAATTTCCGAAGCTTGCGAATTAAAACTAGCAAACTTGAATTTGGAAGAAAAAATAGCTTATATAGAGGACTCAAAAGGTGACGACAGGGTAGTTCCTATACCAAAACCAATAATACCAGCAATAGAGAAATGGTTAGCAGTAAGACCTAACTGGAAAGGAAATAAATATGTTTTTACAAACGTAAAAGGTACTACACGCCCTGGTATTAATGGAAATGCTAGACCTTTAAATCAAAAATATTATAATCAATTATTTGATAAAATGGCAGAGCAAACTGGTGTAACTTTAAGAGATGGTTCAGCTCCACACCCTCATACTTTAAGGCATTCAAGAGCTATGGAACTGTACGATGCCAATACAGACCTAGAAGTATTACAAGCCTTTTTAGGACATAAAAACATATCAACAACACAAGTTTATGCAGTAGTAAGAGACGAAAGAGTTATAGAAGCACAGCAAAATGTTGTTAAAGGCTTAGTAACAATATAGGAGGAGTTTGCTATGTATAAAAATATAACAGATGATAGAGAATCAACAGAGAATGTATTAAAGATACTCGAAAATAATAAGTTAAATATCAAAAAAACTCTTCCTAGAATAATCATTCCAAAAGAAAAGAATGATATGTTTTTAAATTGGTACAATAATGATTTAAGGTTTCAAGATAAAATACCACAAGTATTTAATAAAGGATATGTTTTTATTAATAACTCTTTTTATAATATTGACTTTGAAAGTGAAGGTATGAAAGCTAAGATAAAAAAAGCAGCTCAAATAATGACAGCAAAAACAGGAGAAGTCGTAACATATAGATTTATTGAAAATATGTTAAAAGGATTGATGAAAAGTACAGAAGAAACAGTTATTTATTTTGAGTTTGAAGACAATAAATTATCCCTAAATTTGTATTGTCAAGAAAAAGCCATATCTTTGTTAGTCGTAAAAACAAATGAAACAAAAGAAGGAGCAAATCCTTCAACCGAAGAAATAATCAATGCGGCTAAAACGAATGAGACTGACGATATTTCAATGATTACATACCCATATATACAACTATGTTTCTTCCTAATACAATCGGCTTTTTGGTACATTGCTACAACAACTGAAACAACAAAATATAAAAGAATAAATAAGCAACCAGCATATATTTATGAAAAGAAAACAGTAATAAATCCAAAAAGAAATAAAACAATAAGCACACCATTTTATGACATGCGAAAAATAAGAGTAGTAACACTTGATGGACTTATAAAAAGAAGAAAAGGGTGGACTTATTCACATTCTTTTGAAGTTAGAGGGCATTATAGACATTATGAAGATGGGAAAACTATCTTTATAAAGCCTTTTATAAAAGGGAAGAACAAAACTACTATATCACAAACAATAACATTAAATCCAAAGGAGGAATAGTATGGAAAAATTTTTAAAAATAAAAAGAAATAACATTATCTATAAAAAGTATTTTGAATGGAAAGAAAAATTACCCAAAGTATATGAAAAATGGGAAGATTTTTGTAATTTAGTTGGATTAGAAACAGAGTCTTTTGTCCCTCAACAAACATTATATATAGTTCCCACAGAAAATGATTTAAAGAAGTTTGATAAATATTTTTGCAAAAGTATTTATGGCGGAGGGCTAAGAAAATTTAAACAAAATTCTCCTATACAAAAGGATTGGGAAAGATTTGCTAAGTCGAACGACATGATAATATTTAAGCCAAATTTTGCAATGGATTTTGTTGGAAGATGTATGATAGGGAGATTTTCTACAAGAATGTTTGATTATGCAGAAGAAATATATTGCTCAATAAGTGCTAACTTTTATTCTTGGGAAGTTCCAGAAGGCTATGAAGAAATAACTGGCGAAACTTTTTACCATTATTATGGAATAGTAGAAAAGATGGAGGAGAAAAAAAATGAAAATACCTAAAACAATAGATATTCCAATAGACTTTTGCCCCAAGTGTAATAATGAAAAAATAAGAGTTGTTCTAGGAAGAAGTTTTGAAGAAGAATTTTCATTAAGTGGTAAATGTTTAAAAAGGCAGCATTTCCCAGATACTACTTATACTATATTAAAATGCACAAAATGCGGCTGGCAAAGTGAACCTTTTGGGGAAGGTTGTGGATTTGAGGAATTTGAAAAATTATCAAAAATATATAGAGAAAGAGAGGAAAAAACAAAATGAGTTGGGACGTAAAACTAAAAGCTAAAAGAGAAATAATTTTATTTCAAACCAATATAACATATAATTTAGCTGATATGTATTATAAATGTATAGATAAAAAATTAGGATTAGAAAAATTAAATGGATTAAGTAGCAAGAAAGCATTGCCAATAGTAAAAAGAGCCATAGAAGATATGATAGAAGATATGATAGAAAATAAAGAAGAATACGAAAAACTAAATCCTTCAAATGGTTGGGGCAGTTATGCTGGTCTGTTGAGAGATTTACTAAATTTAAAGGAATCATGTGAACAGATACCAGATGGAGTTATTGAAGTTGATTAAAGAGGTGTACTATGGAAAGTAAATTAATAAATAGAGATGAGCTAAGAAGATTAGAAAAAGCCGCAAGGGAGAAAGATAAAAAGCACTTAGTTGCTTGGGCTGAACAATTTGAAGACCAAATAAGGCAAGAATATGAAAAAAGTTTTGAAGATGAATTAGATAATTCGGTTGAGAACTTTTTAGTAGCAATAGTCTATACATTGCATTTTAGCGAATTAACTCAATTCGGAAAAAAGCGAATAAACGAGTTTTGCGGAGATATGATGAGTACAGTTGATATGTTTACCAGCAAAGAATATACTCCAGCAGAATATAAAGAAATTCTCGAAAAAGAAGGCATAGATATGTTTTCAAGGAAAGGAAATAAATAATGCAAATAAAAGAATTTGAAAAAGCAATAAAAGGTATAGATACAAAAAAGTATCATATTTGTAGAGAACTAGGATTTACAGAAAACGGATTTGAAATTGTAAAATGGAGCATTTTTAGACAAGATATGAGCATGGAAGAATATTTTTCCAAAGAAAATCTAGTTGTATTATCTTCAGAAAAAGGAGATACAGTAAAAGACATAAAAAGACTTATTAAGAAGGGAGAAAATTAAAATGCTTACAGTAGACGTGTGGCAAGTCTTATCAGAAGATTTAGGAGGAACACCAAGCGTTTATGCTTTTTGTGCATTTTTGTCAATTTTCACAATTCCACTTGATATATTATTATCACCTTTTGAAATAATAGGTCTTTTAATTTGGTTTATTCATAATCATTTTTAGAAAAAAGGAGGAAAAACAAAAATGGGAAGGAAAAATAAAGACAATATAATGATTAGCTTTGTAGCTTATATAGGAAGTCAAATAAACTTACAAAAACATTTTTTTGGAAATGCATATATTTCATTAGAAGAGTATGATAAAGAAAGTAATTGGGAAAACTTAAAACAAAGAATTGCAAACCAAATAAATTATGAAAATGGGGCAGAACCAGGAGACTTTTATTTTGTATGTCAACAAAATATAGTAATTTTAAATGTTTTAGAAAACTAAGGAGGCGAAGTAATATGAAGAATGAAATAATTAAGAAAAAAGTAGAATACTTGATGTCAAAAATAGATATTTTTATTGAAGATGCAAATAAATATGAGGAAGTTGCTCTTGATACAAGAGAAGATTGCTTAGAAAGACTATATTCTTGTGAAACAGCATACATTGAAATTCGGTAAAAAAGCAAGAATGAGCATTTTTTCATCACAATTAAAATTTTTGGAGTATAAAGATTTAGACAGAATGATTAGTATTTCAGATGAAATTATTATTTGTGATGATTGTAATATGTACGAAGATTTAAAAAAATTAAGAGATAAGGAGGAAAAAAATGCTTGATAAAAACCAACAAGAAATAGTAGACTCAAACGAGCCTCGAATAATAGTTGAAGCTGGAGCTGGCTCTGGAAAAACTCGTGTTCTTATAGAAAGAGTAAAGAGATTGTTAAAAGATGGCGTTGAACCTTCTAATATGGTATGTATAACATTTACTAACATGGCAGCAGAAGAAATGAAAGAAAGACTGGTCGGTGTTCCTGGAATAGGAGATTGCTTTATAGGAACTATACACTCTTTTGCTAATAAAATTTTTAAAAACTCTAATATAGAATATAAGTTATTTAATGAAGAGATTCAAGACCAATTTATGAGCGTTTTGATAGCTCTATATGGTAAATTTCTAACAATGCCAGTTTATATAAAATATAAAGACTATGCAAAAAAAGTTGATATGGGACTAATGGAAGAAGAAGATATAGAACGTTTTATTGACCCTAATGCCTTATATGAAATAAAGGTATTTTTAAAAAATTATCGAGATAAAAACTATCCAGAAAATATGAATATCTTATGTAAAAGGCATAATGTTATAACTTTTGATGAATTATTAGAGAGAACAACGAAGTACTTTAAAGAGATTGATGGAAAAGTAGAATATCTGTTTGTAGATGAGTTTCAAGATATAGGTCCGTTGGAGAAAAAATTTTTTCAAGCGTTAAATGCAGATAACTATTTTTATGTAGGCGATGAAAAACAGGCATTGTATGCGTTCAAAGGTGGCAATGTAAACTTCTTCTTAAATTTAATCAAAAGCCCAAAGTGGAAAACATATTATTTAAAGAATAATTATAGGTGTGGGCAAGCTATATTAGAGTTGGCTACAAGAGTAATAGTGCAAGCAGATGATGTAATTAGTTACGAAAGTATATGTAAATCTGGTAAAGTTGGCAATACAATAGTTGATAGTAAATACAAAATTGATAATTATTTAAAAAGTATAACTAATTATAAGGACTGGTTTGTATTAGTTAGAACAAATAAAGATTTAGTCAAATTAGAAGCTAAAATGAGAGAATTTGAAATTCCATACGTTTCTTTCAGAAAGGGAGAAATGACATTAGACCAGATGAGAAACTGCATGGCAGAGGATAAAGTGAAATTATTAACAATTCACACATCAAAAGGATTAGAAAGCCCTAATGTTTTATTATGGGGAAATTTTCCTATAAGACAAAAACCTTATCTTAGAAACAATGACGAACTTAAAGTTCTATATGTAGGAATAACAAGAGGTATAGACCAAACAATAGTGTTAAATTAGGAGGAATATATGAAAGATAAAATTGTGAAAGAGCTAATTGACTTAGGAGTTCCAGCTAATAGTAGAGGAATATTATATTGGACTGACATTCTTTTGTATGTTTATAAAAACAAGGGAAGAGAAAAAATAAACCTAGGAGATTTATACGATTATCTTGCAGGAAAATACGGCTCAACATATTTTGCTTGTGAAAGAGTCGTAAGATATGCAAAAATGAAAATCGAGAACAACGTAAGAAAAAAATATAAAATAAAAGATGATAGAATAACGATTGGAACTATAATTAACATTTTTATATTAAAAATTTTTTAGGAGTTTTTTATGGAGAGTTATAAGGAAGAATATAATAATCTTTTAAAAAGATATTATGCTGGTGAAAAATACATAGCAGAACACTTAGATGAATATGATAAATATCTGCCAGTTTTATTAGATATTGAAACGAAAATAAATAACATAATAGAGATTTACAATATAAAGGATAGTGATATAATACTTAACGGGTTCAGAAATGGATTTAATAAATAGGAGGAATTTTAAAATGAGAAAATTTGAGTTTGTAAAAAGAATGGGAGAAAATGGCTTAAAATTGCCAGAAAGAAGTACAGCTAAATCGGCGCGGATATGATTTTGTAGCACAAGAGAGAGTAGAAATACCACCTTATAAAATAGGAGATAACCCTACAATGGTAAAGACTGGTGTAAAAGTCTTAATGCCAGATGATGAATACTTAATGTTAGTAAACAGAAGTTCAAATCCTAAAAAGAAAAAGCTAGTGATTCCAAATAGTATGGGAATTGTAGACGCAGATTATTATGGAAACCCAGACAATGATGGAGAAATGATGTTTGCTTTTTATAATCTAAGTGATAAGCCAGTAGTATTGGAAGCTGGAGAAAAATTAGGTCAAGGAATATTCTGTAAGTATGGAAAAACAGATGATGATGTAGCAGAAGGAGAACGTTTAGGCGGTTTTGGTTCTACTGGAAAATAATGAAAAAAGGAATAATAAACTATGATATTAGATGAAAATTTAAGATTAGCAATTTTGAAGGGAAAAACAATTTATTTGACTAAAAGAGAAAGTCAAATCCTGTCTATTTTAATAACTAAAAAGAAATGGGTGGACTTAGATTTTGAAACCAATTTATTGAATACCAATATTTCAGCTATTGTTTGTAGAATAAATAAAAAAATAATGCCTTATTATAGAATTGTTAGTAATAATCAAGGTCAATATTCCCTAAGGAAAAATTTGTTTACATAATTATAAGTAAAAACTATTGCAAAAAAGTATTTTTAATGTTAATATGAAAAAAAACGGGGTAAAAAATATGGAAGATGTATTTGAGAAAAATATTTGTAGTTGTTGCAAAAATACACATTGTACCCATAACATTATTGCTCATCATATTAGTAGAGAAAATGTGACTTACAAATGCGAAGAATATTTGAAAGACAGTAAGAAATTAAGACCTTATATAAAGCCTTTACTTGTTACTGCAAAAAGAGATTATGTAATAGAAACAGAAAAATAAAAAAGGGATAGTATAAAACTATCCCTCTTTTTTTATAAGGAGGAGCTATGCTAACAAGAAAAAAATTTATGGATTTTATTCCAGAGCCTAAAAACGAAGAAGTTTTGTTATATAATGATGAATTACAAGGACTTATTGACCACGATGTTTTGCTTGAATATAAAAAAGAATATAAAATATTTTTAGAAAAAAGAGAAAGATTTTTAGTATTAAAGAAAAGTTTTGAAGAATATCATAACTATATAGACTCAATGTATTTATTCAGAAAAGACTGGAATGAAAAAGATTATTTAAAAGCATTACAAGATGACAAGAAAACATATAGTAAATTGTATGAAGAAATAAAGAAAAAAGAAACAGCAATAGATGTTTTAAAGAACAAGGCAGCAAGCATGCAAGATAGAATAAATATTCAAATAGCAAAAGAAGAAAAAGACTTAGAAATAAAGAAAGACGGGATTGACCAAGACATAGAAGTAAATAAGCAAAAATTAGAATATTATAAAAATAAATTCTCGGATTTAAAAGCGGATTTAGAGTTATTAAGTAAAAGAATAAATAACAATGAAAATGAATTTAAAGACCTGCAAGAGATGAATGATAAATTATGTAAAGGAACATATAAATGCGACCTTTGCGGACATATTATTAGAAGTGCTGGTCCAGAGTCAAGAATATACGCAAGATTGTGTAGAATGTTAGAAATAAATAAAGAAGAATTAGAAACTTTATTGGCAAAGAAAAAAAATTTAGACATTGAAATTAATAATTGTGAAGTAGAAATAAAAAAGATACGAGATAACCTCCAAAATGATATTTCTTTCAAGAGAGAATCTAAGAATTTTTACCACAAAAAAAGTCTTGACGTTTTAAAATTAGAAGCATTATATGATGACATAATAAAGAATATATATACATTAGAAAATGAGCTTAAAAACAATCCTCAAACTAAAGAAGATACTTTTATAGAATTAAAAGAAAGAATTAAAAAATGTGAAATTAGTCTTGAAAACCTAAAAAAAATAAGGTTATTCAAAACAGAGAAAAAAAGCGAAATAGATGAATATAATCAATTAAAATACGAAATAAAAGAAAAAATGCAATATTTGGATAAGTTGAAAGCTTTCCTAATAATTTACTTTAAAATGTATGAAAAAAAAGCAAACGACTATTGCCTAAACTTAATTCAATTTAAAATATATGAATTTAACGATTATGAATTGACAGAAAAGCTGGATATTTATTATAAAGGAACATTATATGAGGAATTAAACAAAGAGCAAAAGGACGAAGCAGACCGAATATTAATAGATAAATTTGAAATTTATTTGTAAAAGCATTGACTTATTTTGCGTAGTAGTATATTATTATGGTGGAAGGAGGAAACTATGGAAGAGAACAAAGACATTAGAGATGAACTAAGGAAATATAAAATAACTTATTCTGAAATTCTTCCTTATATAGGCTATAAGCACACCACTAGAATTAGTGAAGAACTGGCTCTTCCTTTAAGAGAAGGCAGAAGAAAAGTATATTTATATGCTATAAAAAAAGTTCGTCAAGAAAAACTAAAAATTTACGAAAATTAAGGAGAAAAACAAAATGAAAATAAGTAAATTAAAAATTGAAAACTTATACGGTATTGAGCAGTTAGAATTAGATGGAAAGTCAGTTGAATTAACTGGTTCAAACGGAGTTGGTAAATCATCTGTATTAGACGCTATTAGACTGGCGTTGACAAACAACAGTAAAAGAAAATACATTGTAAAAAATGGAGAAAAAGAAGGAATTGTTTTTGTAAAGCTAGACAATGGCATTACAATAGATAGAAAAAAAAGGGTTGATAAGTCAGATTATAAATCTATTAAAGATGATAATGGAAATGAAATAAGCAGCCCAGAGACATTCTTAAAAGATATTTTCACACCGCTTCAGTTAGAACCAGTTGAATTTTTATCTATGAGCGAGCAAGAACAAAACAGAATATTGTTGAATCTAATTGAATTTAATAAAGATAAAAAAGAATTTATACAAGAAAAATTTGGAGAAATTCCTAATTGGGTAAATTATGATAATTCTATTTTAGAGATATTAAATCAAATTCAATCTAAAGAAGGAATGTATTATCAAAATAGGGAAGAAATAAATAGAAATGCTAGAAATGGACTAGCAATAATACAAGACATAGCAAAAGATATTCCAGAAAATTATGAATACAATAAATGGAAGAATTATACTTTATCAGATAAATACGAAGAACTTAATAAAGATAAAAGCTTCAATGAAAAAATAGATAAAAGCATAGCATATAAAGAAGATTATGCTAATAAAATAAAGCAAATAGAAACAATTGAAAATAATACATTACTACAAATAGAAGCAGACAAAACTACTGAAAAGAATAAAATTACAGCTGAAATATTAGGGTTAAAAAGTAGAATTGAGTTATTGCAAAAAGAATTAGAAAATGTTGATATGAAATATGAAAATGTAATTTCAGAAACAAAGTCTCAAACTATTGCTGAAAAAGCTAAGTTAGATGAGAATATAAGAGTTGCCAATGAATGGGCAAGTAAAGAAAAGAAGAATACAGAAGAGTTAGAAAATGAACTAAAAATAGCTGAAGAAATGAAAGGTCATTTAAACGAATACGACAGAATGAAAGACATGCAAGAAAAAGTCGACACTCTACAAAAAGAAAGTCAAGACTTGACTGACAAAATTGAACTAGCAAGACAGCTCCCTGGGAAAATATTAAAAGAAGCTAAGCTTCCAGTGGAAAATCTTTCAGTTGAAAATGGTATTCCATTAGTAAATGGACTTCCAATAGGTAATTTGAGTGAAGGCGAAAAATTACAACTTTGTGTCGATGTAACATTAAGCAATAATAATAATTTAAAACTAATTCTTATTGATGGAACTGAAAAATTATCTGAAGAAAACAGAAAAAAATTGTATGAAATATGTAAAGAAAAAGGATTAACAGTAATTGCTACAAGGACTACCGATAATCCAGAATTAAGTATAATAGAATTATAAATTTAATACAGAAAGGAGAAAAAATGGAAACATTAAGCTTTGTGATTTTTATATTTACAATATTAAATCTTGTATTTGCATTATTAAATTGTTTTGCAATATACGATTTGGTATCAAGAAATAAATCTTTAATAGTACATAATGAAATACTAAAATCAGTAATAGACCTTCAAGATGAAGTTATTGAAAAATTAATACCAGAAGAAGGAGAAGAAAAAAATAATGGAACTAAATAATCAAAACTACTTTAGCATTGAAGCAAATAAAGAGTTCATGAGTGTTAGTCAATTTAAAAACTTTCGTGAATGTGAAGCAAAGGCTTTACACGATATTGAGGTTGGAGGAGAAGTACAGAAAGAAGCTTTTTTAGAAGGAAAACTTTTTGAAGCTTGGGTTTCTGGAGATAGAGCATTATTTATGGCTCAACACCCAGAAATAGTTTCTACAAGAGGAGCAACAGCGGGACAAATTAAGTCAAACTTCAATAGAGTAATTGCTTCCGCAGAAAGATTTTTGACCCAAGATTTTTTTAAAAAAATCATAGAAAAGTGTGAAAAGCAAGTAATTTTAACTGGAGAAATTGAAGGCGTAAAAGTCAAATGTGCATTGGATTTATTTGATAGAGAAACAAATTCTATATACGATATAAAATGTATGAAAGACTTTAAAGACGTTTGGATAAGTGAAGAAAGAACTTATGCTGACTGGTATTATGCTTATGGATATGTCTTACAATTAGCAGTTTACAGAGAAATAGTTAGACAAAATTTTGGAGAACCTAAAGAAATAGGTTTGATTGCTGCAACAAAAGAAGAAGTACCCGATTTACAAGCGTTATCTTTTGACAATGAATTATTAGATTTAGAGTTAAATAATTTTAAAATATTGGTAAAAAGATATGATGACATAAAGAAAGGAAAAATAACTCCAAAATATTGCGGTACTTGTGAATACTGCAAAGCTATAAAGAAAATTGAAGAATTTGAGGTGGTAGAATAATGGGAGAAAGACTTTTTAGGTTTTTATGGTCAAAAGCTATTTATTTTAAAAATAGCGATGAAATTAATGAATTTCGTGAAATAATGATGGACTGTGTTCGTGAATATAAATTATCAATGAAACTTTTATACCCTATTGTTGGTAAAGCAGTAGTTGTATATTATGACGCAAATTGTAGAAAAATAGACTCAAAACATTTAATAGAATGGGAATATTCAGCTGTTCCATGGAATGAAGCCAAAAAACAGTGTAATTTAAAAAATGATAAGGAGGAAAAAGATATGTTGAAAATTTTAGAAATTTATGGAAATAAACAAATGAAAGAAATTGAACAAAAATATGATAAACAGTTAAAAGATATAGAAGAAAATGACCCAATTTCAGTTTATTTAAAACAAACCGAAGAAGCCATTAAAGAAATGCTTAATTCTGATAATGTTTCACTTGTACTAAATTCTGATACAATGGAGTTTACACAAGAAACAGTTGATAAAAAAAGAAAAATTATTGATACTATAAGAACAGAAAAAGCAAAAATAAAAGCACAAATAGAAGAAATTACCGCTTTATTAGAATTAGCACCTAACTATGAAGAAAAACTACAAATACTAAGAGATTATGGTATAATAGACAAAAAGAAAAATATTGTATTATAGGAGTTCATTATGGGAATTGGAATTTTAATTTTTGGAAAATCTGGAAGTGGAAAATCTACTTCATTAAGAAATTTTAAGTCTGACGATGTTGGTATAATAAATGTTATTAGTAAGCCTTTACCTTTTAAAAACGTAAATAATCTAAAAACAATTGATACTGACAATTATGAAGATGTTAGAAAAATATTAACAAAGAGTAAAGCTAAGTCAATAGTAATAGATGACGCTGGTTATTTACTTACAAATCAATTCATGAGAAAACATTCTAATGCTGGTGGAGGAAATGCAGTATATTCGATGTATAATGACATTGCAGATAACTTTTGGAGTCTACCAGAATTGGTAAAAACATTGCCAAAAGATAAGTTGGTATATTTTATAATGCACGAAGATAAGAACGATTTTGGAGATATTAAACCCAAAACTATTGGAAGACTTATAGATGAAAAAGTATGTTTTGAAGGTTTATTTTCAATAGTCCTAAGGTCTAAAAAAGTAGACAAAAACTACTTTTTCTATACTCAATCAACGGACAATGATGTGGCAAAATCTCCAATGGGAATGTTCAATGATTTATACATTGATAATGACTTAAAAATGGTAGATGATACTATTAGAGATTTTTATGGAATTAAAGGAGAATAAATATGGGAACAAAAACCAAAATAATTATAAGCGTATTGTCTATAATAATATTGATAATACTAATAACTTTCTTTTCAAGCATAACAACAGTCCCAACAGGATATGTTGGAGTTAAAACAAAATTTGGTCAAGTACAACAAGCAGTAATACAAGAAGGATTAAACTTTAAAACACCTTTTATAGAAAAAATAGTAAGAATAGATTGTAGGACACAAAAATGTGAATATACAATGGAAGCAAGTTCAAAAGATTTACAAAAAATATCTAATATAAAAATAGCTGTTAATTATAATGTAGACAAAGTAAAAGCCAACGAATTATATCAAGAAATAGGAAAAGATTTTAAAGGAATAATAGTAGAACCTGCAATTTATGAATCAGTAAAACAAGGAATGTCTCAATATGCAGCAGAAGAATTAGTAACTAAAAGAAGTGAAGTATCAAATGCAATTATGGAATTATTAGTTAATAAATTAGAAACTAAAGGAATAAAAATTACAGCATTAAATATAACTGATTTAAGCTTTTCAAAAGAATTTGATGATGCAATAGAAAAGAAACAAGTAACAGAACAACAAACACAACAAGCCAAGTATGAATTAGAAAAAGCTAAAATAGAAAATGAAAAGAAAATTGAAAATGCAAAAGCAGAAGCAGAAGTAATGAAACAACAAAATCAACAGATTACTGAAAATACATTAAAATTAAAAGAATTAGAAGTAAAACAAGAAATGATTAAAAAATGGAATGGAACACTTCCAACAACAATATCAGATGATATATTATCAATATTAAATAAATAGGAGGAATTATTATGCAAAAATTTAGCGATTATGATACTACGAAAGTAAATGATTTTGGAGAAAGATTAAAGTTAGGAGGACACATTTGCAAAGTATTAGAAGCAAAAATAGAGAGTGGAACTAGCAAAAAAGATGGAAAACCTTATGAGATGCTAGTAATAAAATTTGATATAGAAGAACCAGATGAGCAAGCTGGATTTTATAATAAAAAATTTGTTGAAGCAGCAAGAACTGAACCTATGAAAGCAAAATGGAAAGGTTATTACAGATTATCAGTTCCAAATGATAATTCAGAAGACTTTATCAAAAAAACATTTAAGACTTTTACAACTTCTATTGAAAAATCAAATCCTGGTTATACTTGGAATTGGCAAGAAGATACATTAGTAGGAAAGAAATTCGGTGGAGTATTTGGATATGAAGAGTTTACTATTCCTACTACTGGAGAAACTGTTCCTCTAACAAGAATTAGATTTATTAGAAGTACAGAAAAAATAGAGGAAGCTCCAATTCCTAAAGTTAAGTTATTAGATAAAACTTATGTTGATTATGATAAATATGTTGAAAACAGAAAAAATGGCAATACAACAGAAAGTAATAACAATTCTGAAGAAAGTGGCTTTATTGGAGATAATGACGACCTTCCTTTCTAATAAAATTATATGTTGAATAATAAAAAAGTGGCTTAAAAACGATTGTCGTAAGCCACTTTTTTCTCTACTTTTAGCAATTTTCAGCATTTTCATATTTTTCTGTTGTTTTTAAATATTCATAAGCTTTTTCGATTGTCATATCTTCATTATAAGGAATACTTAACGTATCTGTATCAATAAAAACATCAATTCCAGTTTCAAGAATTTTCATTTCATCTTCTGTTAAAGATACTATTCCTTCCGAATTTTTCTTTTGTATTTCTTGATATTTTTCTTCTTTTTTTCTTTGCTTTTCATTTGTATATGACGCAATTTCAATCACATTAGATATGTTAGTAATTTTATTAAAACTAACTATTCTATGATAATTAAGCATCACTCCATTTTCTAGTTCAATCTCTTTTTTTAAAGCCATTTTACTCCTCCTTAATACCAACCTAAAACTTTTGTTATCTTATTATATTGATTTCTATTAACTTGAACTGCTCCATTATTATGTAGTACAGTATAAGTCGCATATTTGTATGTTATAGTATTCCCAGAAATATTATAAAAAGCCGTTCTTAGATATGTATTCATATCAGATTTATCGGGTTCTATACTTTCAATACTAATATTTTTTCCGTTTGGTGTTGAGATTCTTATACTTCTGTTTAAATCGCCATGATTATTCACATAAAAAATTTCTAAATAATTGTAGTCTTGAGCACTCTTACTTAAAGTAACTGTACCTGTTGTTCCAGAAGCGTTATCGTACAGAACTGTTGGAATAATTATATCACTATCAGTACGATAATAAGTACTTTCCTTATCCGTTGCTGGTTCAGATTCTAACGTAGTATTTAAAGCTGTAAAAGAATAATATGACCCATTTACAATATAAGTTAAATCATTGTAAGCAAATGGAACATATATGTATAATTTGCATTTTGTTTTAGATGTGTGTGATATTTTAACCTTGTAGTTAGCATTATAATTTTGAGTAAATTGTGTCGTTACCCCTATCGGCAAATCTCCTCCAGTCCAACCTTGTTTTAAAAGTATTTTTATATGAGTATTTTGGTAAGCGTTTCCATTTTGACCATTTCCCGTAAAGCAATCTATTATAGCATATCTTCCTTGTCCTGCAAAATCAAAATCTCCTACATATATCCATTTTGCTGAAGAAATAATTCCTAAATAATAAGCATTAATATTTTGTCCTTTTATTCCACGGGTAGCATTTAGATTTCCATCTACTTTTTCGTTTCCATATACTTGTAATATACTATTGTTGTTTGTATCATATTTTTTACCTAGTGCTATTCCTTTTTTATGGTAGGCAACTAATGGAGTTCCAGCACCGAATATTGTAGTAAACTGTTTAGTTGATAACTTATCACTTACAGTCAATCTAAAGTCATAGCTGTTTTGGTCATTAAATCCAGAGCCAGCTAAATCTCCTTGAATTAAGATTGTTTGTGAATATTTACTTCCAGATACAGTAGGGGTTAATGTCGTAGTTCCAGTAGTCCATTTGCTAGTTCCAGCTATTTTATATTCGTATTTTATTGATACAATAGCATTGGTTACACTTCCAAAGCTCTTGTTCCAAATAGCACCTTCATAATTTAAAGTAACTTGTGTACCAACGCCACCATCACTTCTAGTTAAGGTACATTTTGTAATTGTTAAATCTGTGTATGTATAATAGTTTTCGTTACTTATACTCTTTTGTACTGCTGTTGTATTTTGTCTACTATCTTTCGCTGTTACAAAGACTACATTGTTATCTATTGCACTAACTGACAAATTTACATCTGCTGAACTGCTATAAGCAACCTCTCCACTATTCTTTGTACCTACTGTCAAGGTATAATTTTTCATAGTTGCTGAATTTTTGGCAACAGCTTTATTAGCTGTGCTAACAGTCGCCTGCAAACTTGAATAACCTTTAATAAATTTTTGGCTATTTCCTGTTAATGCTGTCGTTTTACTATTAGTATCTTTAAAGGTAAAATTAGAAAATGAAGGGTTACTATTCGTTACATAGTAATTTCTTTCAACTGTTGCCCAATAATCTTTGCCATCATTAGAGCTCTTTATAACATATCTTATTGTTCCCGAATTTGAATTAGGAACTTTTGAATACAATGTGCTTGCATTTAAAGAATATGTATATGAAGTTTTTCCAGATACATCGACTTCTCCAGTTAATTGACTTTCTATCTTACCATTTACGATATTTTCTGTATAAGTTACTATTTTGCAATTACTTGGATTGCTCCAAGTAATAGTAGGATTTTGACCTATATTAAAATTAGGAGCTTGATTTATTGTCGCTATATTATAAGTAGAAAAGGTTTTATTACCTGTTGTCGTTATTAAACCATTATCAGTACGAGTACAACTAATCTTAATAGAATATTGTGTATTAGGAGATAAACCTTTTACATAAAAACTACCACTCTTTTGGTCACTTGCAATTGTTTCTCCATAAGTAGCAGAACCTACTCCAGTCGTATCATTATTCAAATAATAATGAGTATCATTTCTTGGTACGTCAGTACTCCAAAATACTTGTGCTGTATTTATAGTAATATTTTTTATTTCAAAAGATGTAATATTTAAGTATCTTGGAATCTTATCAAGCGTTACCGTATCATTGCCAGAAACTTTCGCTCCAGAAAGAGATGTCCCCGATGGTCCATTACATTCTCCATTAATCCAGCATTTTGAAGTTCCATCGTCCGCATGCGGAAAATCATTTCTTGTAACCCTTACCATAGTTACCCAGTCAGACCCTACGGTTGTACTTGGATTACTAAAATTTTCTGTTCTGTCTGCAACGGTTAAAAACCCATTCCAAGTACCCTTTGTCTGATAACCGTCGTTTCTTCTAACTTGTAAGCTTGCAATAACCGTCGAAGTATTAGCTGTTGCTCCATTATTACTACTTTCCCATACAATTCTACCTTCTAATTTGGAAGATGTAGATGTTAGCCATATAACTCCATTAGCCATTTATTTTCTCCTTTCTATAAGACATTGACCCATACTTGGTCTCCGTGTTGCTGTTGTAGCAATCCTGTTATTTGAGCCTGTGTTCTAACTGTTAAATTATTTGTTTTAGTTCCTTTATCAGTTTGTTCTGTAACAACCTCGTCACTAGACTTATTAAATGTTCTATTTCCATCAGAGTCAAGTCTTGTATATGTATTTGTTTTTGTTGAGTCAACTCTTATTCCTTCTCCGATTTGTACTGTTTCAGTATTTGTTTCATTAGAGTTTTGTGACCAAGTCTGTCGTAACTCTCCAAAAATTAAAATCAAATCACTTATCAAACATGAATCAACAGTATCACTAGAAAACTTTATTGTGAATTTGTTGTTTGCAATCTTTATTGTCTCTTCAAATAATTTCCACTCTAATGAAGTTAAATTATATTCAGTATCATTTATAGTAACTTTTACATTGGCAGCTGCAACCTTCTTTTTATAATTAAACGAAATATTATAAGCTCCATTTTTTAAAGGTCCAACACTTTGAAGGATATTTCCATTTTGCAATAGTATTGCACTCTTAGACTCATTATTTTGGAACACATCAGTATCTGTAAATTGTTTTACAGTACCTTCCCAATACTCTGTACCAAAAGCTCCAACAGAGTTCCTTAATAAATTAGAACCTCCTTGTGTAGCTATTTTTTCGGTTAAACCTTTTATTGTCTGTTCCAATGATGAAATTGTTTTTTGTTGGTCTAATATTTTTCCATTTAAACTATCAATTTGGGCATCATATTTAGTAACAGTAGCTGTTATTCTATCATCTGTTTTTGTTAAATCTGTTTTTGTTTCTGAAATTTGTTTATCAAAAACTCTTAACAAACTAGATACAGATTTTCCATTTTTGAAAAAATCTATTATATTCTTAGCATTTAAAGTTCCATTATTTATTGAGTTCGTTGCAGAAACAGTTTTCTTAAATATATCTGTACTATCTAATGTTATATCACTTAAAGTTACTGTTGCGTCTGAATAGTCCCATACTCCATGTTCAAACGTAACTACTCTTAATTGTTCTATGTCGCCTTCTATCCCTGCAAAATTAATTACATCTACTATATCATTAAGCCCTACTCTTTCCAGCTCATATCCTTCTACTTGATATAATAAGAATGTTTGAACCTCTAACTCTTTTCTAGGTTTACATAAATCTTTGAGTTTTCTTTCGCCCCATTTCTTTAATTGTTCTGGGTCTATAATATCTGGGTTGTTTTCAATTCCTTCAAGAACAGAGTCTGTATATGAAAAGTTTGTTAGCCACTCACTATCATTATTGACACTTTTTATATTCAATCCACTTTCTCCTAAAGGACATAGTTTTGTAATTATTTTATTGTTAAAAGTTTTTTCTAAGGATTGCATATTCTTTTGATACCTGACTTCATATCCATCATAAGGAAGCCATTTTGTTTCGTCTCTATGATGAATTATTTTATTAACACTATCAACTACGAGTATTCCTCCCCAAATTTGTTGTACCTTTAATACATTTTCCCAAATATCAATTTGGTCTGTTTCTAAGTCAAAAGTTCCTTCGACATCACATATACCAGTGGTCCAGCCAGTTCCATACAATAGAGCATCTAAAGCATATCCAGAAGTACCTGGCAAATGAGAACTCTTTACGAGTTCACCATTATTTTTTAAAGCCAAGTTTCCTTTAGATAAGACTACAACCATAAATGTATCTATCTTTTCAAATCCTGTTTCACTATTCCAAGCTCTTACATATTTTCTTGTTAATAGCTTCTGTCTTTCGTAAGCTGTTACCGAAATATAATCTTCATCGTTTTCTGTTATATTCTCTTTAAAACAGCCTTCAAAATTTGTAGAATAAACTTTTCCATCTACATAATATAAATTCTCTGGATTTTTTATCTCTTTCCATTTTGGGTTTTTTACATCAATATTGAATGTAAATACTGACTCTGAATTTTGCGTGTCTGTTATTCTAGGATTATAAATTGGGTCTTCATCATCTTTATTAAATACTGTTATTAATACTTCATTTTTGTCTAAAACATAGATTTGTTCGTCTTCTTCGTCAGCTTTAGCATAATATAATTTTAATATAGCATTACTATTTGACAATGAAATATTTGAACCACTCTTAGATATGTTAATATTATTCATATCTTGAAAAGCAATTAACTGGTCATCTGTATAGTCTTCATAACTATCTGACGCTGTTCTATATATACCAGAATTGTCTAAATAATCTCCAGCATTAAGCGTTTGATTACTAAGAGGGAAAGTTACAGTTAGCATTACTTTATCGCTTTGTTTTATCACAAAATTAAAGCTTGAATTAATAGTTCCAGTTATTTCGATTTTATTCGTTGCAATAATAACATTTCCAATAGGTATATTAACACTATTTCCGATTGTTATTCTCTTCATACTACTTCCCTCCTAAAATTTATAATCATACCATTCGACAGACACATTCGCTTCATTAACTCCACTCAAAACCTTTAATACATTTTTTCCATTCTCGATTTTAGGGAATTGATGATTGTAATATCTCATTGCATTAGTTTTCACTCCATCTAAATTTATATGAGTAATTGTTGAATTAGAACTATTTATAATTAATTTGTCTCCTTCTAATAATGGATTGTCATATTCTATTGAATAATCATTTAATGAAATTATTGGCGAATTAGCTGGTCCTTTAATAGTAAATATTGCTCCAACATCTTCAAAAGTATCACTTGTCTCTTCTCCATTACCAAATATTACTTTTTTTATCAAATCTTTTCCATAAGCCTCTGAAGTCTTTAAAGGAATAGAAAACTTTAAATGTTTAGGAAAATTTGTACTTGAAAATGCTCCACTATATTTTACTTTATAGAATTTATCATCTTTTTCAAACGCTAATGGAATAGTTTTATTTTTTATTGAATTTAAAAGTTTCTTTAATTTCATTTCTTCTTTAACTTTTTCTTCTTGTGTTAGATTGTCTTCTGTATAACATACTATATTAAAATTATTAGGGTCATAAGTTGTTGACAACACAATGTCTCCATTTCTTCCAGCAGCTTTTACAGTGGTTTCTGTTGCTTCTGCCATGCAAGGAAGTTCACTCTCGCTAAAATCTATTAAATAATGAATATCATTTTGAGAATTTATAAAAAATCCATTAGATGAAATATAAGTTTCATAATCTTCAATGATTTTAGAAACCTCTACACTCATACTTCCTAATTCATTATCAGTCGAGATATAATTTATTCCGTCATATAATACAATATTTTGTAATTGATAAAAAGCATTTTGTTGCTCTGGAGTATATGGTATTATTTCTTCTTCTGCCAATGGATACTGTATTGCTATATTATTACTCTGTAAAAAAGTTGTTAAAGCTTTAACATCTTCCATTCCCGTGGTTAATAATCTTAAATAAGTATAATTACCATCTTGTCTTAAAGCTATTTGCCAACCTTCTGCAACAGTAAACATAGTATTCCAAGGGACTCCTAATAATTTATCGGATAAAACACTTATTTTTGAATTATCTGTTTTTAAATTTTTTAAAAGTAATCCTTTCTTAGTATTTATGCCTAAAGCGAATTTGTTATCAACTGCTTTATTATATCCTTCATCTGCACCACCATTCAAAATCATAGTTCCAACATTTTTGTGTATGCCATCTTCAGCCAAGTAATCCTTTATCCCGTTAGGTAAGCTTCTTAATTTCTGTCCTTCTGCAAGTGGGAATAATATTTCTTGTTCTTGATGAATTTCATACAATTCCTCTAAGTTTAAATAATCTCCTTCTAGTATCATTGTGCCTTCTGTTATTATTGTAACTCCTGCACTATTAGTGTATTGCTGAGTTACATATGCTAAAGTTTTTTCTTTATCAGTTTTGAATTTTACTATAAATTCATTTGTATCTTTCTTTTTGTTTACAGATAGCAATTCTCTTGTTCCATCTTCATAAATTCCCGTAAAATTTATGTTATTCTCCGTAGTAACATTTGATTTGCATTTTAAAATATATGTATATTCAGTTTTTTCTTTAGTTTTTGTTGGTGCAATAATTAAAGGTATTCCGCCTGTTGTAAAACTTACGTTTCCATTTTCATCTTTATATATAATTTCTGGGTAATTAGAATCATTTATAACTTTTTCTATTTTATATAAATTCTTGTTACCTATTGTTACTCCAACGCTTCCACAATTGTAATCAGAATATATAACCTCTCCATCTCCAACTTGTACTTTCAGATTTGTATAATCAACATAAGTTCCAGTAGCAACACTTGTATCTGTTGTAACGTACAATGCAGCAGATATTGTATCTAATTCATCACTTAAAGATGAAGGAAGAGTAATATATCCAGTTCCCGAAGTCGAAAGTACGACTCCTAACATGCTTTTAGTAAGAGAAGATGAATTTCCTGCAAATATTGATATTCTTGGTTTTCCGCTTGAAGTTTTTATATCAGCATGAACTCCTAATGTTTCCCCTAATAATTCTCTGCCACCAAGTTTAAAAGCTCCATAAGTATAATTTCCAGCTTTATTAGCAATAAGCCTTATTCCAGTTTCTAAGACATTACTTCTTAGATTATTTGTAGCATTAACTACATCTTTATTTAAAATATTTATCTTGTCTCCAACATTTTCTATTTTGCTAATAGTATATGTTGATGGCGATGTTCCATATGCAACCTTATCAAATGTAAATAAATTATCACAAGTAGTTTGGTCTGGTTCGTTTCCTTCTCCATACAATTCAGTTAAATCTATACAAATGAAATCTCTAAAATAAGCTTCCAACACTTCATCAGACGTAGATTGAAACATTACTCCTATACTGCAGTTTGAAGATTTCGGTACTAAAATTGTCGAAACTGATGTTTCGTTTTGATAGATATGACTAGCAATACCTTTGGCTGGTTGTGGATAATTGTCGCTTGGCGATGCTGATAGAAATAATTCTGCAGACCCCCACGCCTTATCTTTTATACATTTCATTGCCACATAATATTTATGTTCTGCTATTGTATTTAATCCCTGATAAGCTCTATTAAATCCTGACGTGCTTGTGGATATTTTTAAATATTTTATTCCATTTTTGTTTACTACACTAAATTTAGAAGAAGCCTTCCACTCATTTAAATCACTTTTAAAATCTGCATTTTTTACCAGGTTATTATATGGTTTTACTTTTTGATAGCTCCCACCTCTATTTTTTATCTTAGCTTTGCTTTTATTTATATTATTTACAGTTATAGAATTGCCTTCATATATTTCACTCATAAAAATCTCTCCTTCTTGTTTTATTATAACATAAAAAGAATAGTAATATAAATACTATTCCTTTATTTTATGAAGGTTAGGATTTGCACCTAACATGTTCCATACATTGCATCTTCAGCTAAAAGCACATTTAAAGTTATAATTCTATAACTACTGTTTCTAGGACGGTCGCTAAACCATTTAAACATAATTTCCGCTAAAAAATTTTTGCGTCTACCTATTCCGCCACTTCATTTATTTAATTATTTTCTGGAAAAACTATCTTTAAAGCCTGGTCTACTGAATTAGCAAATCCAGCTAAAGCTCCAGAAACACTCATTGCCCTTATAAAGGCAATTTGTTCTGGTCTATGATGTTCCGTTCCCTTGAATTTTGTTTCTAAATAAAAAGCTTTTCCGTCTGGTCTATGTCCGTGTAAATCCGACTCTCCTTTTATTCCTATATGGATTTTTTCTCCATAACTGGTATAAAAAAGTCCAACTTGTGAACGAAAAACTTTACAACCTCTTTTACATAATTCTAATCTTATTGCATCAGATACTTTGGTTTCTTTCTGTCCCATTAATATTCTCCTCATCAATTAGTTTTTTTCTTAATTGTTTTCCACATATAGGACAATAATTAATTTTTAAATCTAGCCAATCTAAATAATTTTTTTTACTTTTTCCTTTGATACTCAAAATAGCTTCTTTTTCAAGATTTTTACAATTACTGCTTACTTTTACAATTACTCCTAATATTTTTTTATTTTTATTTTTCCATTTATCTATTCTATCAAAATAATCTGGTCCACTCCTTTTAAAATATAATTCAGCTACTGGAATATTCTCATCAAAAATGTTATCACAATATTTGCACATTTTATTTCTCCTTTTAATAAAACTATATAACTACTATTAAATTGTTATACATATCTAATTTTCTTTTTTAAGATTTTCTCTTATTAAGGTAAAGAAAAACGCTTCAAAATTATTATCAAATAATTCTTCTACCCAATATTGGTTTTTATTCCATAACCCTACTAAGTCTAAGTCTCCTCTAGCATTAACTTTAAAGAATATTTTTATATTAAAAATCTGAATATATGCTGGTGTTTTAGAACACTTAATTGGTACTTTCTTGTTTTTTAAATAATCAATAGTATATTGAAACCAATAATTTTTTATCTCTAAATTAGTAAACCAAAATATTATTTCATTCATATTATTTTTTCCTCCTAGGTATAAACAATCCATTTTGTTTAGCCATAATATACGCATAGCCTGGTTTAAAGCCCATCTTTTTTGCATATTCCGTCATTTCAGTCCAAGTTTTACATTCTTTGGGTGATGTATAATTTTTAACTTTCTCTGCCACACTAGAAAGATATTGTCTTTTCTTTTCTTCTCTTTCAGCTTCAATTTTCTTTAATTCAATATTTTTTATGTTTTGAATTTCAAATTCAGTTCTTTCATATTCAGCTCCACAATACGGACATATTTTTTCTTTAGCCTCATAAGTTGCAAAACAATTTTGGCATATTCTTAATTTAAAAGTTCCATCTTCATTTTCATTGTCATATTCTTTTACTTTTTCTTTTAATGACCAATCTCTATCTTGTGTGGGAAGTCCGTGTTTTTGAACATTGTTTACATAATCTATGATTATAGCTTTCTTTCCTTCTATTGGTGTTAAAACTCTACAACTTTGTTGAATAAATAATGGTAAAGATAATGTTGGTCTTAATAGAAGTCCGACACTTGCGTTTGGAAGTGTTATTCCTTCAGAAATAAGATTGCAATTACAAAGGATTGTAAATTTATTGTCTTTAAAGTCTTGCATGACTTGTTCTCTTTCTTTTTCTGGGGTCTTTGAGTCAATATGTCTTGCAGATATTCCATTGTTATTAAATAAATCACATATATCCTTTGAGTGTTGAATATTAATACAATAAGCAAGTGCTTGTCTTCCTTGACCTAATTCTTTATAATACTTTATAATATCTCCATATATAGTTGGTTTGTTTACTGCTTGTTCCAATTCCTTATTGTTATAGTCTCCACAAGTTTTTGTCACATTAGATAGGTCTAAATTTATATTAGGAGCATAATAATCATAATCAGATATTTGCCCTCTTTTAATTAATTCATTTGCAGATATTCCAACAACCATACTATCTGCTAAATCTAAAGGTTTCCCATCAAGTCTTGCTGGACTTCCAGTTAATAATATTCTTAAACAATTATAATATTCACAAACCTTTTTATAACTTGTTGCTCCAGAAAGATGTGCTTCATCAATAATAATTAAATCTACTGGACCATTTTCCCCTAAATGATTTACTTCTGTAAAAACAGACTCGATTCTTATATATTCATTGTTTAATGATAATTCTTCAAACAATTCTTTATGTTGATTAATTAAAGAGTGCCTATGAGCTAAAATTAAAACATGCGACTTTTTCTTGCAAGCGTCTTCAGATATTTTTGCAAATAAGTATGACTTTCCACTACGACATGGTAACACAGCACAAACTCCCTTGTGTCCTTTTCTAAATTCTATTCTTATTTTATCATAAATATCTTGTTGATAATCTCGAAGTACCAAGTTGTTCATTTAACATCAATCCCTTTAGTTTTTTCTTATTTCATTAGCAATTAAACTTCTAACATATTCACTAACTGTTTGGTTATTATTCTTTGATATTTCTTGTATATCTTGTTTCATTTTTTTTGGTAGTTTTATGATTAAATTTTCATCATACAATATTGTGGTTTTCATTTTTGCCTCCTATATTAATAATATATATATTTTATGTTATATGTTTCAAAAAGTCAATAAAAAAAGAAGATATTTTTACATACCTTCTTTTTTCATTTCATTTCATTTCATTTCATTCTATGGAAAAATACACTAATAATATAGCATATATCTTTATTAGAATCAATATATCTAAAACAATTCAGCCCATGTTTTTGGTCCAACAATTCCATCTGCTGACAATCCTAAATCTTTTTGGAATTGAACAACTGCATTATATGTACTATTGCCGAATATAGAATCTGCTCCATATTTTCCACATGAGTAACCTAATTCAATTAATCTCTCTTGTACTTTTCTTACATCTTCTGACTGTTGCCATTTCTTTAACAAATAGCCTGGATAAGATGGTTTATTTAACTTTTTGAAGTCGCTATTAAGAACATTCCAAGTATCATTTCCAATTATTCCATCTACTGCAATTTCTGCGTCTCTTTGTAACTCTTTAACAGCTTCTACTGTTTCAGAACCAAAGTTTCCATCTGCTCCATATCTAGGTAATCTATATCCTTTTACTAATAATCTCTCCTGTGCTATTCTTACGAGGTTGCCTTTTGAGCCCTTTTTGATTAAAGAATATGTAATTTTATCTTTATCTTCTTTTGATTGCTCTATGACCTCTCCATTGTCTTCAGAACTATATGCTGGTCTGGCATATCCATAAATAGCTGAACTATTTTTAGAATACGTTTTTTTAGCAACACAACCACCATTAATTATTAATTCTGCGTCATTAGATGTATTACCTTCGATTGTATGAATTGTATCTCCTTCAACATTTTCTATTATGCCTATATGAGATAAATTTCTAAAGAATATTAAATCTCCCTTTTGAGGATTTTCAACTATTCTTCCCGCATTTTTTAACCAATTCCAATCTTGTGTACAACCAGCAGACCAACCAATTAAAAGTTCTCTAGCTCTTTCTATTCCTAAAGCTTTATAGAAACACCAGTCAATGAAACCGATTACACCAAGCATAGCCCTGTTTCTTTCCATTATAAACGTTTAAACTATCCATATCCCTCATATATTTCGTATAATTATCTGCTCCAGCTCCCTCTGTTTTGTTATCTAATACACTCGGATTTTCTTCATAAGCTTTTTTTGATTTTTCTAAATAACCAACTTCTTCATTTGCAACTTTTAATATTTTTTCAATCTCTGTCATATTATTTTCCTTCTTTCGTATTAGTATTTAATTGATTTACTTTTGCTAATAAATCGTGAAAGAAATTAGCACCTCTCGAAATTAAAACACCTGTTAAGATATTTCCAAACAATTCACTTACTGGAATACCTAAAGCCGAGAAAACGTTTATCTTAGTTAATACTGCTACAAGTATTGCAACAATTAAAGCTCCTATCATATCTACATTGATTTTCCCAGATTGCCAAACCATTTTTAAGTTTTCCCAAATAGCTTCAACTAAGAGTGCTACCACTAAAATTGATAAAGTTCCTTGCATAATCTTATCCTCCTTTTTTTATTTATTATATCACATATATAAAAAAAAAGATAGCAATTATATTTTGCTATCTCTCGAAACGAAAATAAGGTCTTAAAAACATTCAAAACTATATTTATTATATCATTTAACAATAGTAAAAGCAAATAGAATGGGATTAATTTTCTATTTGCCGACAATAATATATTAAAGAAATACTATATGAATAGGGTTATAGTGAATAACCATATTTTATATATATCATAATTATTTAAAAAAGTCAAGGTGGAGGCAAGTGTCCGAATTGAACGGACGATTACAGTTTTGCAGACTGCTTCCTTAGCCACTTGGATAACTTGCCATTTGACCATTTTGCTACTAACAGCAAAATGGTATATTATTACTTAGGAATACTTGTGAAATATGTAAAAACTTTTCCGTCTTTAGCATCTTTGTCTTTGATAAAATCTTTTGCCAAACTTACATACATCTCTAACTGTTTCTCATTGTCATCTGGGACAAAACGTTCAACAGTGTCTTTATTGTCATTGTATTTTGCGTTCATTACAACCCAAAAGTCTATATCTCTTACATCACCTAAATCGTAAGCTTTTCTAACTGCTTCTGTTTCTTCTAAAGTCCAACGCATGTGGTATGGTTGCATATCCATTATAATTTCTTCTGCCATTTCTTTATTTAAAACTTTTCCATACGCCATAACATAAAGGTCCATTTTCTTTTCGCAGAACCAGTCATAATCGCACTCTTTTACTTTATGGATAGCTTCATCAAGCATATAAGAAAGACATTCCATGTTCTCTTTTTTGCCATCGTCAACTATCTTTTTTATATATTCTTTTACGTGCATTTCATTTACCTCCTTTTAGCAAACTAATTATTAATTCGTTTTGTTCAACAATAGTTTTTAAATACTTAGTAGTTTGTTCATCTAATATTTGATTTTGTTTTTCTAATACATCATCTTGTTTTTGTAAATGTTTCATTAAGTCATCATTGGATAACTGTTTTTGATTCATTTGGTAACTCTCTAATGAACACCAATTTGCCATAACAGACAACCAAAAGAAAAAGTCATAATTATTATTATCCATTATCTAATATCTCCAATATTTTATCTAATTTACTTTCAATTCTTTTTTGTCTTTCTTCTTGGTCCTTATTTTTTTCAACATTTGACAATCCAATGCTAGTATTTATTAAGCTTGCCATAGCAAACCACCAAGCATAATCATTGTCATTCATATTATGAAATTCTACTTATTGTAAAAGAAGGTTGAGAAACAGTAATTGGGTTTGTATCAGTATTGTTCTTAACTGTTATTACAACTGAACTATTGCAAGATACTCTTACTAATACTTCAGCAGCAACGTTTTCAAAAGTTCCTACTGTTGCACCAGCTGTTTTCATTTCTCCTCCAGCAATACTTTCTCCAGCATTTGTAATATTAAGAGTAATTGCTCCTGCTACTGTTGGAGCAACATTCGCATTGAAATTAACCTTATAAATTCCTGGTTTCGTTATAGTAAATATTCCACTATTATCATTATGATTTAACCAACCACAACAAGAATTGCACGCATTAGTTTTTACGTTACTTCCTGTAAAAATTACATTTGCGGTAGGTTGAACAGTTTGATTAATTGGATTTATAGCATTTATCATATCATTTCTTCCTTTCTTATTTTCATTGCAAAAACTATAAAAATTATTTTCGAGAGATTTTGGAAAGTCTTGAATATTTGAAACCTCTACTTCTTTATTTTCGTTTACTATATTTTCTTCAGATGAAAAAGGAGTAATAACTTCATCTTCTTTTTTAGTTTTTGCTTTTTCTTTTTTATTTTCTTCCATTTTTCCTCCTTACAAAATTAGAGGTAGAATAAATCTACCTCTTTTTTTAAAAGCTAAATCACAAATTATGTGAAGAATAGATTTAATCTAAATAAGCTTAATTATTCAATTAGCAGTTGCAACAACCATTGTTACTAAATCCATAATAAGATGGAACGAATGGTGAACAACTTGGATAAGCTGGAGCTGGTCTTGGGATAATTGAATTTACAATCTGGTTAGTAAGGTTAGCGTTATTAAGTGCTAAGTTTGTTGTATAAACTTGGTCTCTTAATTGGTCTATCTTGTCTTGTTGTATTAAATCAATTATTTTTTGTGTGTTAGCCAATCCTTCAGCTCTTAGGTTACCAATTATTGTTATCATATAGGCTTTTTATCCTATATATCTATATGTTTCCATATAGTTCAGACTATATCTTCTCCTACGACTTTACTCGTTTAGGGTTCGGCACTCGTGGAGATATTATATTCTATAAAAATAGTTTCAATCTCTAGTCGTTGAGCCTTTGCAAGCCTTTTAAACTTGCACTTGGTTGCTGATTGACGTATTTATATTGATATTTTCCAGTATTATTATGTATATGATAGTGTAACGTTGTTTCCTTAACTCTTAATTTTTTCGATGCCTCTAATACACTTTTATATTCAATGCCATTTATAATTATTGCTTTTGAAGATGTCGTTTTTCTTGGCTCATATTCATTATTTCTTTTATCATCTAAATATTTACAAACGACACCAGTAGTAGAAAAACCATACTTTAGCCAACTTGATATTGTAGATTTTGATAATTTTAAATGTTTTGCCAGTTCTTTTATACTAGGAAAAATTTTATTATCATAAATAACTTTTTTACCAGTATAAGGAATATATTTTGCAACTTTTTCTTTTTCACAACTCCAGTGGCATTTTTCATTTTTGGTATTATACCCTTGTTTACACCATATTCTAATCGTGCAATTAGATACATTATAAGCTTTACTGGCTTCTTCTACACTATTATAGTATTGATTGTTTATTATTGGGTGCTTTCTTTTTTGGGCATTTACTTTCTTTGCAATTTCTGGATTTTTCATCGGATTTATACTAGACATTCGTTGTCTTTGCTTCTCGGATTTCATTACATTGTATTTTGAATAATAATCTCTCATCTCTGGAGTCCATATAAAATTAACTCCACCTTTTCCACCATTATCTAAATTACATTTGCATTGTCCTATATCTTTCAATTCACAAATTTTATAATGTTCATAATTAAAAGCATCTAATTCGTTCTTAAAATATTTGATTATTCTTACATTGCATTTATTTTTCTTAAAAACTTCTTTAAAAAGCTTATTTCTTCTCGTTACATTTTTATATCTGTCTTTACAGCCTTTTCCTACATAAAATACTTCATTTGTATCTACTATATACCATTCATAAACATAAAACATTTTATTCTCCTTATGCGAATTATAAATAAAGTATATAATTAATACACAGTTTTGTCAATATAAACTTAGTTTTCCAGCAGTTCACCGAATATCAGATTTCTTTTCAATCTGCATAAAATTTCTTTTATGGTTGCCTTAACCTTTGTCAAGCAACATTCAGCCATTTGACTTGAAAGAGTCTGTGTTTGAAGAGCGTTGTCGTATCTATTTTGTAAAATTTCTTTTTGAGTTGCACACGCATTTTGAGAACAGTTAAATCTATTCTCTAATACCGCAGTATTCAATCCATATTTACTATCTAATACGTCTCTTTGTGTTTGGCAAGCTGTGTTAGAAACATTTTGGTTTGTATTGAATATATCTCTTTCTAAGAAACGTGTGTCAATATCTGTTTCAAATCCATTGTTTCTATTTCCAAAACCATTTCCCCAAAATGCGAATAGGATTATGATTATCCAAAACCATTCTCCTCCATACATTCCGTCATCATAATTTCTGTTGTTTGTTACAGCAGCAACATCTGCTGGGGTCATTTCAGCCATAATATTCCCTCCTTTCTTCACATAAATTTATAATATGTCTCCGACACTTATGTCGTTGACCTTATTACCTTATTTAAAGTTTTGAATTTGAGATAAAATATTGTCTGGTACGCCAAAGCTTTTAGCTTGTGATAAAACTTGTTGCATTTGAGTAGGATTTACATTCCCCATCATTTGCTTTAACATATTTTGTGGATTTACTCCATTTTTCATCATTTGAGATACCATATTATAACTTTGAGGATTTCGTCCTTGTAGTTGGTTCATTAACAGTGACATTATCGGGTTTTGCATTTGCTATCATTCCTTTCATATTTTCTATTTCTTTTTTTAACTCCAGAATTTCTTTATCCTTAGGGTCTAATTCAATTACTTCTGCTAAAGTGTATGTTTTTATGTTTCCACTTACATCTTTAAACCATAAAGTATTCATTTCTTTATTAACAAACAACGTATTCTTTAAAGCTAATGTACTCTTTACTTCATCAATATTAGTTACATATTTGCCGTCAAAGTCATTTGCACTATTTCCTGGATTGCTTAATTGAAAAGTTTGATTTATTGCTGGGGTTTGCTGCATATTTGGTTGTTGCAGCTGTCGCATTTGCGAGTCTATTCTATCTCGCATATTCTGCAAATCTTGCATGTACATTTGATTGTTTCCATAAAACGGGTAATTCATGTTATCTTTCCTCCTATTAAAAAAAGACAACACAATTAAATGCGTTGCCTATTAAAAAACGAGAAAAATTAATAAAATAACAATAGGCAGTTATTCAATTAATTTCTCTCCTTTCTTTAATTATAATATACTATTTCTTTATTATTCTTGCTATAACGGATATATAACTTTTTTTGAATAAAAAAAAAGAAGGATTATTCTCCTTCTAATCTTATGCTATACTCTATGAAATGAGATATTATTTTCACTTCATCAGATATTCTCTGAATATCAATATCCATAATTTTTGATATTTCCGAGTAGCTTTTAAATTCTCTAAATCTATAAACAAATATAAAATATTTTCTTTTATCTGTCTTCTTTAAATTATTTTCATATTCAATTAATTTTTCATTATTTTGGTTAAACTTTACCCAATCAAATACTTCCTGGTTAAGTACATTACCTCCCCAGAAGAACAATTTATTCAAGTCTTTTATGTCTACCTTATTCGTAAAGAATATAAATAAACAAGTAGAAATTGACGCTAAATGTATATCTATCTTTGATAGCAAGAAAAAGCTAATAAATAATAGCGTTGACCATATAAAACATAAATACCAATCTTTATAGTGCATTGACTTTCTAAAAATCAATCTATTAAGTATAAAGCAAACAAAAATCGATATTATATATGGAATGGGAACTTTAAATAAAATTCCCACTCCCACAATAGCACCTATTTCCGCAATGTTAAACATAATATTGGGTAAATAATAAGTTAAGAATGTTTTCGTGTTCATTTGTTATTCTCCTTCTTGAACGTTTCCAAAAATAAACCAAGAGTCAAACATCTTGTGCCTCCTAACTGCCTATTAGAATTGATTTATTATATATTGTATGCCAAGATACAATACAAATATCATAACATTAAAAGATATTACACAAACTTGTCTTATTGTAATCGCTTTTATCTTATTTGGTTTTTCATAATTTCTATTCCATTGTGGAATTATCCATCTGTAAATTTTATTGAGTTTGTTCTTTAATAAAAATAATACTAAAAACATTAAAACTTTGCTAAATATAAATGCCAATAAATAATTATTAAAGAAAATATGTATTGGTAAAATTAGTAATGTTTCTAAAATGATTAACCATGAAGCATAAACTAATACAAATGCGTCAGAGATATGGAACTTATCTTTATATAATAATTTTAATACCACTGGTGTGTATATTAAGAAACCAACTTGACAATGAATGTTAAGTGGAAAAGCCAGTTTTAACACAACATATCCTATAAACAAAAGAGTGAATAATAAGAATTTCTTTGTCTTATAACCTTTTGTATATATTAAAAACAATGTAAAGTAAATTGCTTCTGGTAAAAGAGCAAATAAAATATTTTGAATATTACTAACCATATACTCCTCTATTTCTAATTCATCATTTTTACAACGAAAACAATTGCTCCAATAACAATCGTTAATATAGAACTTACAAGAGTTCTCCATAGCCATTGAGTATTGTCTTCTATTTTTTTTATTCTTTGTTCATGATTTTTTATATCCTTAGAAAGTAAATCATTTTTTAGATTTTCCTGTTCTAGTCTTTCTTTCAGCATTATCTTTATTTCAGCAATGCCTATTTGGATAATATTCACCGAGTCTTTCAAATTTTCATGGTCTTCCTTAATTTTGTTTTGGTCCGTTTTCATTTCCTGTACCTTATTTTCTAAGTCATTAATATCCATAAAGATTTTCTCCTTAAAAAATAATCGTTATCTATAATCATTATATCAATTATAGATAACTTTTTCAATTACTTTTTAATATTAAATTTATCTTTTAACATTTTTTCGATTTGCTTTGTCAAATAGTCTGCGTCATTTCTATTTTGAATATTTGCATTTACCTTTACTAAATCACCCTTTACTTCTATTTTAGGTTCGTTTGAGGCTATTGGCAAACCTTTCATAGTAACTCCGTCAAAATATTTCATCATTCTATTCAAACTTGCAGCCCATTCTGGTTTTAAAACAACTTCTCTTGATTTTAATAGTGCATATCCCTCTTTATTATTTCCTCCAACTATACCACCTTCGTGGAATTTTGGAATTTGCAATGTTTTTCCAGAATAAATTCTGTTTTTGTTTGTAATATACGGATTGGCTTCCATTATTTTTTCAATAGTTGTACCAAATTTTCTTGCAATGCTTGTTAGTGTATCTCCATATCGAATAGTATAATCTTCATATTTTTTTTCTGGCTCAGACGATGTACTCTTTGTAGGACTTGGTGTCGCTACGGTATTTGCTTGTCTTATCTTGTCTAATTCAGAAGCTATTGGGTCTATAAACAAATCTTTGTATTGCTTATATAAAGCCTTAGATTGAATTATACTGTCCTCATATATTATCTGTCCTGTTTCAGAGAATAGTTTTACTTTCTCATCATAAATAGCTTGTAAAGCAGCAATTTCTTTTTCTTGCTCTGCTTCTATTGCAGCTATTTCAGCATCTCTTCTGTTTTCTATCTCTGTTATTTGGTCTTCGAGACTCCAATCTTCCTTTTGTTGTTTCCATTCTTTATCTAATTCCTCTAAGTTTTTCTTAGCCGTTTTTAGATTTTCTTGTGCTTCTCTACCAGTTCTTTGTTGCCAATAAGAAATATCGTCTAAATGTTCTTTTCTCTTTTGCTCGTATTCTTCTTGTTTACGTATTCTTGTATTTTCATTTTCAACTTTCTTTAGTGCGTCAATCTGCTTTTGAGCATTATCTTTTATCAGCTGTTCCTTTTTTTGATTTTTAGTTTTTATGGCTTCAATTTCTTCATCTAGTTTATCTTTTAAATAACCTATATAGTCTAATTGTAAATCTTCAATTTTTTCTGAATATGTTTTTTCTAAAGCTAACCTATCTTCTTCGTTTATCCATGTAGCTTTCTTTATCTCATCTAAATATTGTTGATACCTTTTGATTCTCTCTTGCGTAATATACAAAAAGTCTTTTGTTCCTAATTGACCCAACTCTTTTTGTTTGCTTACCCATCTTTGTTCTAATGCTTCTTTATCAGAAACATAGTTTTTAAATGCTTCTAATCTCTTTTTGTAAGCTTCTTCTTCAGCTTTTGCTTCATCATTTGAAGTCTTACTTGAATATGATTTTTTATTACTACCACTTCCGCTACTAGAGCTTGGAGTCCTAGAAGAATATTCTTTCCCTCCACTATACCCAGAAGTATTTTTAGAAACATAAGGCTTTATTGTATCAATTAAAGATTTATAATTATTATTTGTAGTTATATATTTACTAAAGTCGCTTCCCCAATCTTGTAAATCTTTTGCTAAATTTGCTACTGAACTTCCAGCCCCTGGACTTCCCGAAACACTTAATCTTAAATTACTAGTAGGTTTAAAAGCTTTTCCTGTTGCTAAATTTAATATGTTGCCACCTGGCTCAATACTTCCACTAACATTAAAATCTATATTGTATTTAAAATCTGCAATCGCTTTTCCTAAATCACTAATTAAAGTACCTGTTGAATTAGCTAATTTTTTAGTGGCTTCTTGCGATGATTTAGCTGTCTCATTTAAAAGAATGTTAAAAGCTTCATAGTTGCTTTCAAAAGCATTTGTTATATATCCATTTGCATCTAATAATTCGTTTGCTGCTATGCCAGATTGTTCGATTACTTTATCTGTTATCGAATTGAAATATTCCTCGTTTACGCTCTTCATTTCATTAAATCTTGCTGTAACATTAGTTACTAAGTCTTGGTATGCTTCATCTGCAACATTGGAAGCTGTAAATGCTGCATTGCCAAAAGCGTCTGCATTTTCAGCTATATAATCATAACTTTCTGCCATAGCGTCTAAAACTCCAATAAAGCTTTCAGCCTGGTCTTGTATCTCTTGTAAGTTGGTTGCATAATAGTCTATCTCATCATTTGCATTAGCCCAACCTTCATTTTGTACATAATGTAAATCATTTTCTTTCGCATATAATTGCAAAAGGCTATCATTAGTATCTATAAGACTTTGATTATAGTCTTTAAAAGTAATTTCTCCATCATCATAACTATTTTGTATCTCTTCTAAAGACTCTGCTATATATCTTGTTGTTTCTGCAAAAATTGATTGATAACCTTGAAGTTCATTTGCCTCTTCTTCTGTCAAAGTTGTTGCTTTTGTTATAAGACCCTCATAAGCAGCTTCAGCTTCTTCTGCACTAAGTCCCATTTCCATTGAATTTTGTATTATTTCATCTTTATTTTTTTCTAATTTTTCCTTTGTTTCATCAGAGTCTAATTGCTTTCTATAATTTGAAAAATCTATTTCATTGATTTTCTGTTGTAAGCCATCAAAATATTCTTGTGTAGTAACTTTACCATCTTGAAAGTTTTTATTCAAATTTTGTAAATCTGAAACTAAACCTTTTATCTTTTCATTCTTTCCATAGTTTTTCATTATTGCAGATAAGGTATCACTATATTCTGACAAATTTTCCGACTCTGAATACAATTCTTTTAGTGCATCATTATAAGCCTCAATCGCTGTATTGGCTTCCTCTGCCTGTTTTCCCATATCTGAAAGTTTTGTATCTATTTCAGAGATTGCGTTTGCATATTTCTTTGAGTCTCCTTGTGCATTAACAAGCTCTTCTCTCCACTTTTTCAATGTTTGATATTGTTTATCAAAATCAAGTTCATTAAAAGCTTTAGACAAATCCTCTTCATAGTCTCCTCCAGTTCCCATTTCTGAATAACCGTGATTATTTTTAGCAATAGAACTTGTATCAACAACAGCATCTTTTAAAGCTTTGTAAATAGTACCTCTTTTAAACCAATTATAATCTAATGTAGTCCCTACTTTTTCATTTGCTTTAGCTTCTGCTGCTTCTTTTAAAGCATTTACATTCTGTAATTGTTTTTCTCTTTCTATTGCTTTTATTGTTCTTAATTGTGACTCATATTCTTTATTTACTTCAGTTACAGATTTTCCATGTTCATCTGTTCGAGTCTTTACCAACTCTACTTGTTTGCCAGTATCTTTTATTATACTATTTATTTTTTCTTGAATCTCTAATATTTTAGCATCTTCGTCAGACGTTCTAGCGTCTCCTTTAGCTGCTAATTTCTCATACTCTTCTCTTAACTCTTTTATGTTTTGTTTTTCTTCCGAATATTTATCTGAATTTTCTTTTGCTTTACTATATAACTCTTCTTGTTGTTCAATAAATTTTTCTTGTGCATGAGCTGCTTCGTCAATAGCTTTTGCTAAAGCTGTAACAGCTGCCGTCAATGCCAAACTTATAGCTGCTTTCAGAGCTATACTTGCAACAGTTAAGGCTACCGTTGCTGCTTTCGATGCAATTAAGCTAGCTGTATATCCTTGCAAAGTAACTTTTCCTTTACCAACATTTGCAACATACTGCTTGAAAGAACTGCTAGTTCCATCTAAAACATCATCTGTTGCTTTTAGTCCTTCTTTTGAAGCTACGATTGCCACATTAATTTCTTTTATTTTAGTTATTAATGTTTTTATACTTGCTACATCTACTTTTGTATTTAACGCTGTTACAGCTAACGTAACAGCTCCGATTGTAGCTGGTAATACGCCAACATCTTTTATAACATCACCTAACCATGAAAGCATATCTTTGCCTGTTGACAATAAATTTCTATATACTTGCTCTAGTCCACCGTCCCAAACTTCAGTTTTTAGTTTCATTAATTCAGCATTTAATTGAGCCTGTGCAGCTTTTGCTGTACTCATATATTTTGTATTTTCTTCTAAAGAATAACCCAAAGAATTTATCGAAGTCTCTAAAACTTTTGCATAAGTACTGTCTTCTCCAGCCATTTCTCCTAGTAAAGAAGCACCTATATTTCTTCTAAATACAGTAAAGATGTTCAATAATTCTTGCATTTCGGTAGAACTTTCTTTTCCATCGTTTTTCAACTGTTGCATTTTTGCTGACAATTCAGAGAAAATTGTCATAATATCTTTAAATTCAGTTTTAGTTTCATCTGTATAGAAGCTAATTCCCAAATCTTCAGCTATTCCTATTTTCTTAGTCTCTTTTAATTGTTGAATTATGTTGCTTAACGCTGTACCAATTTCCTTTCCACCTCTTTGTGAAGCCTTTTCAGCTGCAACAATAGTAGCGATTGTTTCATCTATGCTTGCTCCTGCTAGGTTGAAAGCACTTGATGTTTTCTTTAATGCTGCCATTATATCTTCTGAAGTAGTAGGGAAGTGGTCTGCAACCTTATTAATCTTATCGATTATTGCTCCATAATCTTCTGCCTCTTTAGTAGCGTCTCCAGTCATCAATCCCCATTGAGCCATAACCGCAATCATATCACTTGTCGCTTGCGTTGCGTTTAAATCAGCTGTATTTAAAGCCAATAGTGTCTTTTCTGTTAAAGCAAGAGACTCTTGTTCATCAAAACCAGCCTGTGCTAGTCTTAATGTAATATCTGCGACATTGCTAAAAGTATTACCATAATCCTCTGCTAATTGAATTAACTTATTTCTATATCTATCAACATTAGTTAAGCCATTTTCCATTACTCTATCAATGGAAACCATCTGTTCTTCGACTCCAACCATTTCTTCAATTACTTGTGAGGCTACATTCTTTAATTGATTAAACCCTTGATAAATCAAGAAAGTCTTTGCATATTCTGTTATTTTATCTGACAAAGTTTTTGCAGATTTTATTTGTCTATTGTTTGCTGCTTCAGCAGAAGCTGCTTTTTTAGCTTCTACCCTTTCTTTGTATTGTAAGGTTTTATTTTCTTCAACTTTAATTTTATTGTTAGTTTTTACATTATCTAAAACAATTTTATCAGAAACGGTTTTAGATAGCTCTTTTGTTTTATTCATTTTTGTTTCAACATTTTTAGTATCAATATTTCCTACACTTTGCAAAGCATCATTTATATTCTTGCCTATGTTGGTTGCATATTTTAAACTTTCGGTTTCAAGTGTTTTTAATTTTTCGTTTATCTCGTCTAATTTCCCTGATGCTTTTGAGACATCAAAGTCTAGCTCCGCTATATCATTATTTTTATCTGCCATAAAATCACCTCACAAAAATTAAACAAATTCTTTATTCATATCAGCCACAAGGCTTAATAATTCTTCTCTGCTAGAAAATTTTTCTTCTTCTTTTTCTTCTCCGCCACCTAAATATGGTATCATAATAGGGAAGCTCAAAGGATTGTTTATCTCTCTTAAATAAGCATTAAATTGTGGATAACTTAATTTCAATATTTCACTATGGGTAAAACCTCTATTTACTAATATAGAAAAAGCAAGCCCCCAATTAGTCCCTTCTGAATTTTCGGAGTCATCGCCGTTATCCTTACTAGACTCCAAAATTAGTCCGACACTTGACACCATTCAAATAAGAATTTTCCAATCTCTTTGAATGACCAATTATGTTCTATCAATAATTCTTCCGTCATCGGAACACCCTTGTAAAATATATATTTATTAACAATATACAAAAAAGTTTTTCTTCTCTTAGGGTCTACCAAATTAATTCCAAATAATTGCCAATCTAGTCCTTCTTTTCCTTCATCGAATTTCTTTTTGTCTAATATTATTAATTTTTCATCTGGATTGTCGTCTCCAATTATATATTTCATATCTTCTATATTTACTGGTAATATAACATATTCTCTTCCTACTAATTCTATTGTTTTACCAGCTCCAGTCATCGTGTCTATTGAAACCTTTCTATCTTCGCTCATATTACATTCTCCTTTATATTAAAATAGGCACACTTTAAATCGTGTGCCTTAAAATAATTTGTGATTATTTAGAATTATCTAAAAACTTCATTTGATATGGTTGCTCACCTGGTAATGGAGCATACATATTAAACGTTAATGATTTTGTAGCACTAGGGTCTTTTTGTAATGCATCAACCATATCTCCACTTACAGATGCTTGTGAAATTACAAAGTTTACTGGCAATTTCTCTGTATCATTTAAAGTTGAGTATTCTGTATCAATTATTATTTTATGATACTTCATTGCTTTTCTTCCTTGTGAATAAGAAATTGTCTTTGCAGATATTTCCATACTTATAACAACTGTTTTACCTAAATCATCAGCTGCAAATGTAAGTTCAGTACCTGAACCAGAAGCATTTGCTGCAATTTTAAATTCTCCAGCTGTTGGAGTTTCTGTAACTTTTTCATAAACAGTTCCATCTGAACCAATAACTTGAATGAATCCATTAGCTGCATAAGATTCGTCTAAAGTAATCTTATTTCCTGCACCTATCTTTAGATAATCATATAGTTTTATCATTGTATCAGTCGTTGTACTTAATAATTCAGTTCCACTACACATAGCCCAAATAGCTGGGTCTACTGTTGAGAAGTCTATCTGAACAGTACCTGTTATAGCTGTTACTCTATCTCCTGCTGGATAAAAGTTATTTCCATCTGGAATTTCTGTTTTTGTTTTAGAATTTGTAACTGTTATGGTATTAATAACAGCTGTATTTCTAATAGCATTAGCATAATCTAAACTTCCGTCAGTTTTTACTGGAACAAATAAAACATTTCCTGGTCTATCAATAACAAATCCACCTTTGACTTTCATGATATTTCCACTCATCTAATTTTTCCTCCTTTTTAATTTTTATATAAAGTAGCATAAAAGCTAAACCTCATACCTATTCTTTCATAATTGTTTATGATTGAAACCTGTGATGTAATTACTTCATTTTTTATATCTCTAATTATTTGTTTTTCTTCTCCAACATCAATTTTTAATTTCTGACCAGAGAATAGATTCGATATTAAATCTATAAGAACAAACGTGTTATCCATCTCGGTTGTATTATCATAAAAAATGTCAATATCTATTTGTGGGTTTCCAAATAATTCGCTATTCATTTTTATGCTCTGTGCAAAGCATATAGCCATTCTTATTTTTCCGAAACCCTTATATTCCACCCCATCAATTTTTACTGGTGGCATTTCTTTTGCCAAATCAGCTGGCTCTTGTGAAGATTTTACTATAACCTTATCAATAGCCATTTTTTTCTTTTTTCTTTTTGTTGCTTCACTATCTGTTTCAAGTATAGTAGGTAATTTTAATATATCCATTATTTCTTTATTTGTTATTATTGCATTAACAAACGCATCTAAAGTTTCTTTAGCTCTTAATGCCATATTTTTCCCTCCTAACTTTTTACTATAAAATCAGATAATTTTATTTTCTTTTTAACATTTGAATAAGCTATTGGAAGCCATTGTTTCATAAGCATTTCTTCTGAAATTTTTATAGCTCCAGAAGGTGGTGAAGGTTGTATTTTTATTTTACCAAACCTTTTTCCTTCAAGATTTTTTCCACTATATCTTCCAGAAGTTTTATGAGTTCCTCCAAAAACACTCTCATAAGAACCTTTTGCCCTTCCATATATAGCATTACTCTTTCTTTCACTGTGCCAATATTGACTTTTAAATTCGTCAAATCCTGGATTTTCTGCTGTTTGCATTAGACTACCAGTTCCATAAGAATCTGCTAAGACATAGTTATTCGCTTCTAAAAAAGCCTTTACTACATTGCCTTCAACTTCAATCCTCTTATCTACAACTGCTTTGTTTTTAAAATAGTAATTCCCCATTTTAGCAATAACATCAGTTTTCCAATGTTCTAACGCTTCATTTATTTCAACTCTTAGTAATTGTATCAATTTTACTCTTACTTTTTCAGTATCAATTTTTAAGCCCATATTAGTCTCCTGTTCTTGTATCATAAGTTCCAAATATTCTTATAACTCCTGGAACACCAAATTCATCAACACTCTCAATTTTTATCTTCCTTGATAAATTATTTTGAGTATCTCTTACAATAATTCGGTCGCCAGTTTGAATATCATAAATTTTCCCTTCAATATCTCTTTTAGGTACTTGAATACTTAAAACAGTATTATCTTCAGTTCCAGCTTGAAAATTCTTTTCATCTTTATTTTGCATAGTAATAAACGATATTAAGTCTTTATAAATAGTTTTATATTCATTTTCTCCAGTTTCTTCATTATAAACATATCTTTGTACGTTCGCTAAACTGTTTTGCTTAATAGCATTTATGTTTCTCGTATAATATTGGTGCTCAAAAGCATTGACAGACTGTAATATGAATAGTTCATCTGGATTTTCTTCTTTATAAAAGATTTGACTAGGTTTCAATAAATCAATGTCGTCAGCCTTCATCGTTATTAAACCATCTATTGTCGCATCTCTCATCGCAATATCATAGGTTGACCTAGTACTAGGCGTTAAGCTTAAATACCCTTCTAAAAACTTCTTTTTAGGAGCAAATATTTTTATTTTAAAACCTGCTATTTCTTGATATAAATTAGCATAAGGGTCTCTATACATAAAAGCACCTCCTAAATAGTTGTATTAGGATATTCTGAAGCATCAGTCAATACTGCGAAAGAAGCTCCAAAATTTGCAGTATCATCAATTTCTTCTATTAAATCTTCTAATATGTCATTACATTTTTCAAGCATATCAGAAGCTAATGCAAGCCAATCCATACTTTGTAAAATCGTTTTTGTTGAAGTGTTTTCCATTTGTTTTGGTAGTCTTGAATACATACCTGGACAAAGTAGATAGCAAATATAATAAATTTGAGCAATGGTCAATGTATCATCATCAAACTCAATGTCTTTATATTCTTTTAAATAATTTTCAACATACTTCTCCGATTTATTTATAAAAATAGGAGAAGCTATAACTTCATCTGGTAAAAGTACTTCTGGTACGCCCATTATAGCTCTTACTTTAATGCCCAAATCTTTAATAATTGTTTGATTTGTCTCTTTTATCATAACTTCTCCTTTCTTTCACTAAGCTAATTCTAATACAGCTGAAGCTCTTGAGTCTATTTTGTTAAATCCTGCGTTTTCTGTCATAACAGCTAATTGAGTTTGATTTTCAACTGTCTTAGAAACTTCGTTTATTACAGAACCAGCTTCAAGAGTTTTCTCGATAGCATAGTTTTTAGCAAGACCGATTATTTGATGTTTTCCATCAGATGTTAAACCTAAGTCTTCACTATAAATTACTCTTAAATTATTCAATAATCCTTGTGGGAACTCGAATGATACTTTTGGATTTATAGCATTTGTTAAGTTCTTATCCATTAATATTGTGCAGATTTGAGTATAAATCTCTTCGTCTACTAACAATGTATCAAAGTTGAATGGAGCTTGTTTTACTAAGAATTTTACTAGAGTTATTTCATCTAATTTTCCTTCTTTTGCATCAGCGTTTAAATCTGTTGCTTTGTAAACAACTGCTGGATTTGTGTTTCCGTCTCCTTCAAGTATTGTTTCAATAACAGTTCCAACTTCATCATATCCAGCTTGTAATGAAACTAATTCCATTTGTTTTCTGAACATGTCTATTGTTGTTCTTCTTAATACTTCATAAGTAGCTTTTACACCAATTCCATATTTATAAATCTTGATAGATACTTCTCCAAGTTTTAATGTTGCAACTGGTATATTTGCTCCTTCTGCAATTCTTCTCTTCTTTAGAGCTTGCTTATTCTTTTGTCCTGCTGGTGTACCAGATAAATCTAATACTACTTGTTTAGCAGAGTCTCCTGTAATTATTCTTGTACTAGCAACTAAATCATTGATTATAGATGGCATACCAGAAATTTGTCTTAATTGTCTTATTACAAACTCTGGAAATAAGTTTCTATTCTCATCTGTTGTAAAGAATTTCATCATATTTGAACTTTGTATTCCAAATTGAAGATTATCCTTTGTTATTATTCCTTTTGATAATAAAGCTATATCAAAAGCGTCTAGTTCTCCGTTAAACTTAGCAACTATATCTGAATATTTGTTATTAAGATAAGTTGAAAGAGAAACTCCTTCTGTTGCAGCTGCTTCTATATCTGCTGCTTGAACATTAATTTTTTCGTCATCTTTTAAGGCTAAAAATTTATTCATCTTTATTTCCTCCTAATTATAATATTATTGAAACAAGTTTATTAGCTGTATCAGCTTTTGCTACTGTTGTTCCTCTTCCGCCAGCTGCTGAAGAAGTACTTGCTAAAACTTTTACTTTTCCTGTTTCGTCTACAACTAATTCTTTTCTTCCTGTTGGTACAGCTTCTGCTGCTGGAACTTCATCAATTCCACCTGCGATTTGAACACTTGCAAATCCATCTTGTTCATAAGCAACGATTATTCCTAATAAGGCATCTGCTGCTGTTTGTGTTGAAGCAGTTCCGAAACCAACTTTTCCGTCAGCTCCCATTTTTACTGCTAAGTTCTTACCGTTAATATCAACGTTTCCTGTTTGTGCGTTTAGATGATTAGCTTTTAAATAAGCTATTGTTGTGTCATCTACTGGGAATGTAGCAGCTACATATCCAATTCCATTAAAATCAACTATTTTTGACATTTTTATATCCTCCTTTTAATAATTATCAGTTTTGAATAGTCCTAAATCCATTCTTTTTATTTCGTTATCTTCTTTTTTAGAAAATTCTTGTTTAGAAACTTTTACTTTTGAAAATTCTTTTTCAGCTTGTGCTTCCCAAGTTTTTCCCATTTCTTGAATGTCATTTGTTTCCATGTTAGCAAATGTTTTAGCAAAAACTTCTTTGTTAAAAGCATTTCCCATTGAATGAACTCCGCTAGTTAATGCTTTTTCAATAACAGCATTTCTATTAGCAAATCCTTCTTTAGCCATTTTTACTAACTCGTCTATTGAATTGCAAATATTATCAAATTTATTTAATATATCTGCTTCAGTATATAAGTTTTCTGCTATTGGCTCGCCTTCAGTAGCTTGTGTTGTAACTCCTTCTCCTGCTGGTTCTGTTGTTGCAACTGGCTCTGTTGGCTCTGTTGTTGGCTCTGTTACTGGTGTTGCTTCTGCATTATTTCCACCATCTTCGATAGAAGTATTAGCTTCAGTTACATTGTTTTCTTGGATTGTAACTCCATTTTTATCAACTTCCATGATATTAGCTCCTCCTTTCTCTAATGTTGGCTTATAAAGAAGATTTATATTGCCTCCTGCCACAGAATATCCCAAGATTAAATCTTTTTCATTTAATTCTTGTTTACCTTCTAATTTTACGTATTTGCCAGTTGGCGTATTTATCTCTTCTCCTACTGCTGACTGTATTACAGCATTTGGATAAGCACCATCAAAAACTATACTATTTTCCATTAATACATTGTTTCCTGCATGTTTCTCCTTTGGAGAATGAGCTTCTACAATACATTCTTTTACTTCATTTGTATCTTCGTTTACAATATATTTACGACCTGGAATATGTTCACAATTTCTATAATCATAAATGCTATGACCACAAATATTGCATACATAAGCCTCTCTAGTTGTTCCCCAACCTACACTCGTATCAGCAAGAATACCACTTTCAATCAATTTGATAATGTCATTTTTGCTATATCCATCTACTTTACTATCATCTCTCAAAATATATTGAGTAGTATATAAAGTAGTTGTTTCTCCATCTTGCGAAGGTCCTCCAATTCTAGCGTCAAAGACTTTACCTATTGGAATTGATTGAACTCCTGCCTGTGACCAGTTGTGATTTAACATTAGAGAAACACCTGCTTGTGCATCGTCTCTCATTGTGCATAGTAATTCTGGTGTCAATTTCATATATCTATTAGGAACAATTTTGTCTCCAACTGCTAGTGTTTCAAATACAAAAAAGTCTTCCTTTTTATATTTGTCCGATTTTATAAACTTCTTCATTTTTTCCCATTGTTCGTCTGTGGGTATAAAATTATCCATGTTCTTACACCATCTTTCCTATTTTTTCTTTTTATCAGTTTTTGAAGTTTTTATTTCTTCCTTTTCAATTTCTTTTTCTTGTGTAGTTTCTTGTGTAACTTCTTGTGTAGTCTTATCTTCTTTCTTGTTTTCTTTTTTATTTTCCTTTAGAAATTTTTCTTTTTCTTCTATAAGTTTGTTTGACTCAACCTCATTCCAAGGAACAATCTTTCCACTTATATCTAAACTTGATTTAACAATATAAGGCATATTTTTCTCCTTTCTATTATCTTTTTTCTATTATTTTAAATTCTAAAAAAAATATTATTCTTGATTGTTATTACCATTGTTATTACCATTGTTATTACCATTGTTATTA